TAAAAATAATACATCTGGATATAAAGGAGTTTATCTTTATGATAATAAATGGGAAGTTTGGATATTTTTGAATAAAAAGAGAATCTATGTTGGAAAATACAAAGATATCAATGATGCAATTAATGCTAGAAAACAAGCAGAATTAAAATATTACATATGAAAAAAAATTTAAAATTAGTAGAAACTATCAGAGTAAGTTCTGAAAATGATATAAATAATTGTCATACCCAATTTTTATCTGAAGGTTATGAAGGCACTATCATACGTTGGGGAAATGAAGGTTATGAAATTAACAAGAGAAGTAAACATTTATTAAAGAAGAAAGATTTTATAGATGTGACTGCTAGAATAGTTGATGTTATTTCTTCTGAGAAAAGGCCTGAACAAGGGGTATTAGTAATTGAGTGGCCAGGCGATAGAACTTGTAAAGCTAGTCTTAAATTTTCTCATGCTGAAAGGAAAGAGATACTGACAAATAAGGCTAATTATATAGGTCAGACAGCTGAGATACGCTTTTTCGAGTACACTGATGACGGATTAGCAAGATTTCCTGTGTGTGTAGGCTTTCGCTTAGATAAATGATTAATAAATATGAAAACATTTACAACAGCAGATCCTCACGGAGCAAATAAAGCACTAGTACAAGTATTGGAACGTGCTAAATTTGACTATAAAAAGGATAAACTAATATGTCTAGGAGATGTATGTGATGGCTTTTCAGAAGTAAAGGAAACATTTGAAACATTGCTTAAGATTAATAATCTTATATATATCATTGGAAATCATGACAAGTTTTTTATGGATTGGTTGGAAAGTGGCGGAAGAAGGATGCCTGAAATATGGACAAAACAGGGTGGTATTAAAACACTTAAAAGTTTTAATTATCATCCTGATAATGTAAGCGATGATATAGCTGAATTACTATTTTCCAAATCCAACTACTACTATATTGAAAATAACAAATTATTTATTCATGGTGGATATAATTGGCATAAACCAATTGAAGAAGAGAATGAGGATAATATGATTTGGGATAGACATATGTTTCAAACAGCTTTACAATGGCAAAGATTTAATGAAAGTATTAAGACAAAATTTACTCCCGAATCAACATTAGAAAGATTTCCTGACTACGATGAAATCTATGTTGGACATACAACTACTGGAGCAGCAAAATACTTTAATAATAAATATGAGAATACTGATAAACCTATATTTGCATCCAATCTAATAGCAATGGATACAGGTGCAGGTTATGAAGGAAAATTAACATTAATGAACGTAGATACAAAGGAATACTTCCAATCAAATTTAGTACAAACTTTGTACCCTGAAGAGAAAGGAAGATAATGACAGATACAGAAATTAAAGAAAATGATAAACTAATTGCTGAGTTTATGGGTATTCTAGAAAACAAATCTTTTAAAGAAATTGATAAAGAGAGATTAGAAAAAGGAATGTTTGTTGGAGAACCTATGTATGATGTAAATGGAGTTATAACTAATCTTAGATATAATTTTTCTTGGGATTGGTTAATGCCAGTAGTTGAGAAGATTGAGAATTTATATGATGGAGATGTATTGGTTGAAATTTCAGACGAGTCCTGTTACATAGGTTTACATAAGGATTATGAAAAATATTGTACAATAGAGACTAAAATACAGGCTACATGGGAAGCAGTAATCGAATTTATCAAGTGGTATAATAAGAAAGGAAGATAATATGTATGTAATAAGAAATTTAGAAACATTAAAATATTTTGATGAAGAAATATTATTGTTTAGAGATTATAAATATGCTACCAAATATTCAGGACATAAAGAAGCTAAAAATGCAGCTTTTTATACTAAAAGTAATGTTGAAATAATAGAGGTATTTGAATATGAAAATTAAATATAAATTTAATAAATACAAATTATGGATTTTAAAGAATATCAAGATCGTGCATTAGCACTAGCAGTATATGGTAAAGGAAATGCTATAATATATCCTGTATTAGGATTAAATGGTGAAGCCGGAGAAGTAGCGGAAAAAGTTAAAAAGGTTCTTAGAGATAAGAATGGAGTATTTGATGATGATTCTAAATTTGAAACAGCTAAAGAGTTAGGGGATGTACTATGGTATATCACAGCAGCAGCTAGAGATTTAGGATATGACTTAAAGCAAATAGCTTCTATAAATATTGAGAAACTTGAATCTAGACATGCTAGAAATGTTATTCATGGTAATGGTGATAATAGATAATTTATGAAAATTAAATATAAGTTTAATAAAGATAAATTATGGTTCGGAGCAGATTTTCATTTTTGCCATGACAATATCATCAAATACTGTAATCGCCCTTTTAAAGATGTTCAAGAAATGAATGAACAATTAATTAAAAACTGGAATAAGTTATTACAAGAAGATGATGATATAATAATTGCAGGAGATTTTATTCATTCTGGTAATTTGGAAGTGATTAATAATCTAATATCCAGATTGAATGGTAGAATGTGGTTGGTATACGGTAACCATGATTATCAAAATAGGTTAGATAGACTAATAGTTCAACATGCTCTATATCATACTTCAGATGCACTTGATTTTGAAGTTGCTGATGATGAACTTGAAGATGGTAGAATGCGATTTCATATTACACATTATCCATGTGAATATTGGACTAGAAGAGCAGTTCATTTATTTGGACATATTCACTCTGGTCCATTATCTACAGCAAGTGAAATTCTATCATTTAAACCTATGAGATACGATATAGGCGTAGATGCTAATGATTTTAAACCTATATCTTATGAGCAAATTAAGGTAATAATTACTAAACAATTATTAAGAGATGAAAAAGGTTAATCCAGATGATTTAGTAAATTGGTGGTTAGATAAATATCACAATACTAATTTAACAAAAGTTTTGGAACACAATCCAGAATGGAAGGATAATCCAAGTAATCATGCTAGAGATTTCTATCAAAAGTATTCAGTAACTCAGAAGCAACATGATGAATGGCAAGAATGGGCTAAGGAACATGTTAGAAAGATTACCAAACTTGGTAAAAAGATGGTAGATCGTGGCTGGGTATGGATATATTTAGATTGTGCCCCAAATGTAAGAGAAGATGAACAGAAATTATAAACATAATACAATAATATGGACGAAACAAGAAAATTAGCACATATAGAAATTATAGATTGGATTAAACCTATAGAAGGCGCAGATAAAATAGAAGTTTGTGGAATTCTTGGGTGGGAATGTGTAATCGCTAAAAAAGATAATTTTAAAATAGGTGATAAGGTTATTTATTGCGAAGTAGATTCTATTATGCCAGAGAAACCAGAATATGAATTTCTTAGAGATAGAAAATTTAGAATTAGAACTATTAAACTTAAAGGACAAGTTAGTCAGGGTTTAGTAATACCTATTAATAAATATTTAACACAACCTATAAAATTAGAAGTTGGATTAGATGTTACAGAAATGCTAGGGATTATTAAATATTTATCTCCTTCTGAAAGAGAAGAAATTAGTAAAATTGAAATTAATCAGAATAAACTTACTAAGTTTATGAAAAGATATTCTTGGTATAGAAGATTGTTCCTTAGTAGAAAGCAAAAAGAAGGATTTCCATTTTGGGTAAGTAAAACCGATGAAGAAAGAATTCAAAATATTCCTCAAGTATTACAACAATTTGCAGATAAGGAAGTTTATATTACTGAGAAAATTGATTATCAAAGTGTAACATTTACTGGTAAAATGATACCTAATACCACTCCTATAATTGGCAAATTCTTACCTAAGAAGTTTAAGTTTGTAGTATGCAGTAGGAACCTCGTTAATAATGACAAGAATAGTCTATATTGGAAGATTGCTAAGAAGTATAACATTGAACAAATTCTACGTGAAAATCCTACATTAACTATTCAAGGTGAACAAGGTGATACAAGTGTACAAGGTAATAAATATGGTGTTAAGGAACCCTCATTTTGGGTATTCAACATTATAGATCATGAAAAGAATTACCACTATAACTTTGAAGAAATAGCTAAATTTTGTATTAAATACGATTTAGAAAGTGTTCCCTTCTTAGGCACTGATAAGTTATTAAAATTAGGTTCGTCTGTACAAGAACTAGTTGAGTTTAGTAAATATAAATCTGTATTAGCAGATATTCCCAGAGAAGGTATTGTGGTTAGATGCATTGAGAATGGTAAGAAGTTACTTTCATTTAAGGTGATTAATCCAGATTTTTTACTTAAATATGAGTAGAAGTTATAAATATCCTATATTCACGGATTACAACAGAGGAAGTAAACAATTAGCCAATAGAAAGGTTAGACAGAGAGTTAAATCTATGTTTAGCTTTTCTAAAGGCAATTGGTATAGAAAGATATTTAATCAATATAATATATGTGAGTTTAAATTCTTTCCTCGAAATGAAAATGATAAATTAATAAGTATGAGAAAATAATGAAGAAAACTTTAAGATTATTAGTTACTGATGAATGCCCACGTAGTTGTGAAGGATGTTGTAATAAAGATTATGATTTACCAAATCTACCAATAACAAAAAGATTTGATTATAAAGAAATTATTATAACAGGTGGAGAACCTCTTAAATTTCCTGGTAAACTATTTGAACTAATTAAGGGATTAAGACTTGTTACAGATGCTAAAATCTATGTATATACTGCTAATATGAGTAGTTTTACGAACGTAGCACATCTTATATCAATTACTGACGGCATCACAGTAACTTTACACGATAAAAATGATTCTGAACTTTTTACAAGATTTAATGAGTTTGCAAGGAAAGTTAAATTTTTGTCAAATATGCCTGATAAATCTTTAAGATTAAATGTGTTCAAAGGTATATCCTATAAGAATACGGATTCTCTTTGGAAAGTTAAGGATAATATTGAATGGATAGAGAATTGTCCATTACCAGATAATGAAGAATTTAAACGATTGCATATTTTATGGAAAGACTAAATGAAAAGATAAGTGAGATACTTAAAACGCATAAGGAAGGAGAAGCTTTCTTTAATGCACTAGATTATATTATACGAGGAGATAGAAATATATTAGGAGAATTTATGAAATTTGTTTATGCAAGTAATATGGACTTTAAAAAGTATAACTTAGTACTAAGTGGAAATTTTGGAATGGCCTTAATACAAAACTACGGGAAAGAATTATACAATACTTTTAATAATGTATTTATAGTAACTGGAGGTGTTAGAAAGGGAAATATTCCGGAATTTTATAATACTGACTTTGGAAACAAAGACTTTATATTCTTAGATGACTCTTTTTACTCTGGAAATACCAGAAATACAATTGATAACGAAATTGATAGAATTGATTCATTTTCTCAAATAGTTCTTACTTTTGTAATTTATGATGGTAGTCAGGAAAAGGAACATAATGTACATAGTTTATATAGATATTATGAATAATTTTAAAAGCGGAGTAATATCCGCTTTTAAAAAATTTATCCTACGTTAATAAATTACCTGATTGCCTAAACTTTCCAGTCTATTTATCTGATTAATAAATGGGAATACGTTTCTAACATATCTTGTAGATTTACGTTGATGTGCATATATTCCTGTTTCATAGATATCAGTTGTTTGACCTGTAGCTAATTTAAATCCATGAGTTGTTAATCTTGACACATCTTGTACTAAATTGAATATAGGTAATGCCTGTCTTTGAAGCTTCTCAAACTCCATTGGATTAGTATAAAACATTATATCAGTTTGTAACCTACCCATTTGATTAATCCAGAATACAGTTAAATATTTATAACGCGGATCTTGCTCTTCATCGTCATCCACAATAGAAGCTCTTAATAATAATCCTATTGCTGTAGTAGTCATATATAATAATAATTCCTGTAGGTTCTTTCGTAAATTAGCAGCATCAGTTTCAGTAAATTTTCCATAGCCTACAAAGTCATCAAATTTAGTATTTTGAAATGCTAATTTACGTGCTAAATTTTTAGTTATTTCTATAGTTGCTTGAAATGGACCAAACTCTCTAAACAATGTTGCATAACTTGTGTATCTACCTTTCTTTTCAAATCCTGCTATTTTAGAATCTTTAGTACTTCCGAATCTATCATAAAATCCCATAAATGCCCAGGTTCTAAATTGAGCTAACCCTCTACCAATCATTGTTTTTTTAATCATTAGTGGTGCATTTTCAAAATCATAATTGCCATGAACAGTTCTTACAGCTTCATCAATTTTACTCTTAATACTAAATATGTAAGAGTTCATGTCACTAAATTCAGATTCAGCAGGTAAATTAGCTTCTTCTTTTATACTACCATCTGAATTAAATGCTTCCCATAGACTAACTTCCTTACCATCTAATGTAACCTTATTATGTAATAGCATCGCTATCATTATCTCTCCCTGGTTCATATACTCTCCAGCAGACTGAGCTGCATATGGAGCCATCCATTTAAAACGTTTACCTATTTTATTAATCTTCTGTTGAAAAATTTCATTCTTGGCTTCCTTAAGAACATCCAATCTTGTCATTAAAGCTCTAACTTTTTGACTAACTTCGGGGTTAGTGTGTAACGTACTTTGCATCATTACAGTTGTAGCTTTTCTCAACTCATCCTGGTTAAAGCGTTGTCCACCTGCAGATTCAATCCAATTACCCATCATTCCAAAAGCTCTATTGGATATTCCTGAAAATATATTCCAACCTAATCCTTTTAATTGCACATATTTAAGTAACATGTCAAACACATTACTCCATGTACGCATTCCACCTAATTTCTCTAATTGCCCTTGTAATCTATTATCATTTTTTGTAAATTCATCTACACTAATTTCACTCTTAGATAATTTCTCAGCATTCTTTTCTATAGCAGATAAAAGTTCAGTTTTAGTCTCTTTTTCCTTAGCAGTTAATACCTTTTTTGTCTTACTTTTACCCTCAATTTTCTTCACTCTGTACCCGAAGAAGTTATCCATAAAATGATCTGCCATATCTCTAACATTCTTTAGATCATCTGTTTTCCAACGTAATCGGTTACTCATCTTGCTATAAGTAGGTTCCTCAGCAGCACTAAGTTGTTGTTCTATTAATTCGTCAATCATATTACGACAAATCTTTATAGAATCCTCAATCTTAGCCTTATGTTTGTAAGTAGAAGTATGCAACATAAAAGCTTTAAGTGTTCTTTCCAAATCCCATGACTTATTCTGAGCTAGGTCATGCTGAATATCCTTACGCCATTCCTCTTTCATTTTATACAATTCTTCAATATCATATTTAGGATGCTCTAATTTATACTGAATAGACTTCCTATCAATATAATCAGAAATAGCTGCACTATTATTAGTTATGAAATTCGCTTGTAATTGTTTTTCATTAACATCTAATGGAGTTACTGCTGTAAATACATCCTCTCTTGTAGATTCCTTTATCTGACTCCATGTAGAATTTAATCCTTCTATCATACCGTCTTTCATAAAAGATTCTAATATTGATTTTCGTATATTAGGAAGTGTATTTACTTGAAAGAAATCAGTTTCATGTTCCGGTAAAAATTTAACATATTCATTTATACTTTCAACAATATAAGTATACACTTCAAACATATCTTTATCTTGTGAAATCTGTGCAAAATTATCATCATAATACCCCAAATTCTTTCCATCCTTGTCATATTTTCTTGCAACTGTAGTTGTATATTGTTTTGAACTTGCTGCCCAAGAATTGAGTATTTTCTTCTTAGGATAACCTTCATGAGCATAATGGGCATTCCAGAAAGGATTAAATTTTAAATTCCATGCAATCATTTCCCTTTCTACTGTTGCATCATCTCCCTCATTTAATGCACTAAGGGAATCTCGTTGTGCTGTAGCATCTTCCTGGAATCTTACTAATTTATCCTGTAATTGATCATAATAATATTGATAACCTTCTTCACCTAAATGAGTTTTTAAATACTTAATATGTTCCTGTTTATCAGACTCCGTAAAGTTGACATCCATTTCTTCTATTTCGTCACCAACAATTTTTGCATATTCTGCAAATAATGGATGATCATAAAATAATTTTCTTGTATCTAAAGTCAAGGTAGTATTCTTTAAAGCATCCTTAAGTTCCTTATAGGCATCTTGTTGCATTTTCTTTTGCTTAACAATATCATCTTCTTTATCAGCACTTGCTATTTTGCGTTTCCATCTACCATAAATGTATTTTTCATCTTCAAACCATTTCTGACTAAATCTCCATGTAATATCTCCTGTTTCACGCAAATCTGTATTAGATTGTCGTTGCTTTAAAAAACGTATGAAGTCTTGTAATTTATTCTTGCTACGTAATCCTTCTATCAATTTTTCAACTGTTTCAAAATCTTCTTTAACATCTTCATGAGCATCAAAATTAGCCTTACGATTCCATTGAGACATTAACTGAAATAATGTACTATCGACCTCTGAAATATCTATAGTATTTTTAAATAGCATATTTACATCTTTCATTGCTTTTTGTAACTCAACTTCCGCATCATCCCCAAACATTTGTTTAGCTTCACGATTGAGAACATCTTCAGCAATACGTATATATCTACTTTGTAATCTGTCAGCTCTATCTCTCCAAGCTGAAAACTTAGTACGTATTTCTCCTATAATCTCATTATCTGGATTATCCAACTGCTCCATTTCACTTGATGTAAAAAATAGATGGTCTGTTCGAGAGAAATCTCCGGCTTGTTGCCATAACTTAATAGTCTTTACTAAGGCATTTAAATCATTTGCGCTAAGACCATCTTCATAATAACGAGTCATTAGAACCTCTGCATTAATTAAATCTTCATTAGCATATTGTTCAATTTCTTCAAGAGCAGTTTTCTTACTTAAATCTATATTATCTTGTTGTAATTTCTCTATCTTACCACGCAAAGTTTGAATTTGAGTACGTAATTCAGGTTTATTCTTAGAAGAAGATAATTCAGAATTCTTATCAGATAATAATTTATTTAATCTTTCAATTTCACGTAAATTATTTTCTACAATAGGAAGAAATCTATTAAATTTCTTCATGTTAGTTTCAGGTTTAATACCCTTATCAGTAAGTTGTGATACTGAAGGTATATCAAAATTATTAACTATGTAATAAGCATAAGCTCTGGATTCTGATCCTGCAAATACTACCAATTCTTTCCACTCGTTGCTACTTTTATTAGGACATTGCATATTGAATATATTTTAATTTAACACAAAGGTACTTATTATTTACATTGTTTCATAACATTTTCTAAAAGATCATTTGGTACTATATCAACTAAATAGGATATACTGGATAAATCTTCTTTTGGAGTCAATTGTATCTTCCAGAATTCAGTACTCTTACTTGAAACATTCTCACCATTAGTTAATCCTACAGTAGCTTTATAATAACGTTGACCTTGATTAATTGCTGCAGCTCTCTTACGCATAATCTCATAGTTATCTTGAGTTCGTATAAGTTTCTTAGAATTGCCATTATTATCCAATTCTTTAAATTCCTTTAATATATCATTAACTGATGGAATAAAATCTGGTAAGAATGGTGCTGGATCATCATCCATTGGAGCTTGATCTATATCAGCATCTTCCATATCATTAAAGTCATCAACATCATCTGAATTATTATTATCAATAGGATTAACAGTAGTTTGTTTAGCCGCAGATTGATTAGGTAATACAATAGATTTAGCAATAATATTGGTATCTATTAGTTTAATAATAGAATCTAATGCCGATTCAGCAACACTATCTTTCTTTACATCAAATCCTAATGAGTTCAATATATCTATAATATTTTCAATAAATTTCTCAAATATATTTTTATCTTGTACTGTAATATTACTAGCAAATTCCTGTACGTATTGATTGCTCAACATTAATGCTGTAAATTCTACATTATCTTGTAACGCATAAAATACATAGGTATCTTTATCAGATGTTAATTTCCTATCCACTTTAAATACATCATACTTATCTTTTAACTTTGGATTACTGTTAATATATTTAGTTATTTCATCTCGCAATGATCCTAAATTTTTAACAATTTTCCTCTGTTCATCATTCTTAGGATGTTTAATAGCATCCTGAGTAATTAAATGTATAAATTCATGTAAAAAAGTATGTTCTAATTTATCTACTTGTTTGTGACTTGTAATATTTGTATTCAGTTCAATAAGACGTTTACCGCTTGGAAATGTAGTTGATTTTCCAGCAGCCTCTATTCCCCAATTAGTAAGTAATTTAGATACCGGTTTTATATCAAACTTATCCAAATTTAAAGATTCAATTTTATCAAGAATAAGTTTAGATACTATTTTATTGAAAGGATCAGTAGAATTATTAAATATTTTATTAAGTACATTAATACTTACACTTTTACCTGTTAATTCTGGTTTATAACTATCTTGTATATTTAATACTTCAAAACTAGACTGTGAGGATTTTTCATTATTAACTACTTCTTTAGGTTTAGTTGCAACATCTGCAACAGGTTTAACACTTGTATTAGATTTAGTTCTATCATCAGCAATTTGATTCTTGTTACCAAATATACTTGTAGTTAATCCTTTTCTCAAATAATTATATTCAGAAACTTTATCTCTACCGGATGTTCCAACTGTAGGAATTTCTACATATACAGGATAATATTTACCTTTATATTCTCCGTCTCTTCCAGCATATTGATAAAGTTTAAATCTTTTTAATCCAACCTGAATAATAGCTTTATCCTGTATATATTGACTGAAAAATAATGGAACATCTGTACCTTTATATAGAAATTCGTCATTATTTTTAATGAATGAATTTTCACTTACTTTAGGCAAACTATCAGGATCATTTTGCACAATCTGTAATACAGCATCCGATACAATGTAACCAGCATCTGTTTCATTTATTGAAAATCTATTATCTTCATGTATATCATTTATCCAATTTGTAATGTTTTTCACAAATGGTAATAGATGTAAATATGCAGCAGGAATATATTTAATGTATTGTGAAGCCTGTTGTACACCACCATTAAGATATGCAGACCATACTAAATCTTGAAATAAATCTCTAGATGTATAATTATCTTTACCATAAACTGAATATACTTCTCCATTAGGACCTAAATTCTTTTCATTAACTAATAGGTCAACTATTGCCTCATATAGTTTAGTTTCATTTGTATTCTCTTTAACAGAAGCTCTAAACTTAATAATACTTGGCAAGTTATTCTTCTTAATTACAATATCTAGATTGTTTAAGAATCTATTATTAGGGAAGTTCCTTTTAATCTCCTGTAATACTTTGGCTAATGATTTATTTTCCTTAGTACTAATTAATAATCGTTTACGTTCATTATCAAGATAATTAGGATCAGTTATAGGTTCTTTTGAGAATAAATTAGGATCAGTAAATCTGTATTCCTTCATTTTATTCCACATCTTTTTTCTAAAGTCAGCCTTAGTTTCTCTATTGGCATCTACTTTATTAAAAATAGATTCCAATAATCTGAAGTTCTCTTCTAAAGTAACTCTATCATATTTAAAGAATTTACTCCATAATGAATTATTAAGTTTTAATCCTGATTTAATTACCAATCCTTGAATAGTCTTTTCAGAAATTAAAGAATCAATATTTGCTATATTAACTTTTAATTCATCTAAGTCATTCTCACGTAATAATGTAGATATAAAGGATTTACCTAATCCTTGACTATCCAGATTTAATAAACTCTGTACTTTACCTATAGTTCTACCCTTAGGTTTAAGAGCAATATATTTGTCCAATATGGCAATCTGAGTAAGTTTGTAATTATCTACAGGAACTCCTTCAATCATATCACGCATTTTATCTATAGTAAGTAATTCATCACCATATTTACTATGTTGAGTAGAATCATATTCAGCTTTATACTTATCACTAGTTATCAAATTTTCATAAGCTACCATGTCAATATTTGATACAAAGTCCCCTATACCACGTAATCGTTTCATTTCGTTTACGTAATCTATTATAATATCTTGTGCTAAGAAGTAAGGCACTTCTTTCTCAAATCCTAATTGGTTAAGTATTTTTACAATGGCCGATGTTTCGGAACTAATGTTAAACTTATCAACAAGTTGTTCCTTATCATGGTCAACAGCTGCTGATTGATATCCGGAAATAACTTCAGATTTGAATGTGACATCTTTTGCATCCAAAAATTTATAAGGATTAATATTATCTATGTCAACATATTTCTTTACATCTACATCCTTTTCAGTCATTGTTGTTTGCTCAATAATAGCTTTTCTTAACAACTTCTGGGTACGTAAAGTATAAGGACTTGATAAATCTCCTATTGATGTACGCGAACCAAATGTTACATTAAAAGGATTGTTTTTGTTACCAACCATTCTAACATCTAAACCTTGTACTGTAGCATTAAACATTGAATCAGTACTGAATATACCAACTAGTTCCTTACCTACAGCAGACTCCAGAGCCTTCTGTTTATTGTATTCATCTGATAATCCCGTAAAATATTTACCTTCTTTAATATCACGTCTATTTCTTAATTCTATAATGTCTTTAGCAACATTTTCAAGCTCCCAAAATCCAAGTGGTTGATGTATTTGTTTTTGTACAGCAGAACTAGGATTAAAATGAATTGCTAGATGTATATCAAGAATATTATTAAGTAAACCATATTTAGCATTATTAAGTTTCTTGAAGTTATCTAGTCTTTTTACATAATAAAAGATATCGTCATATGTTGCACTTAAATCTTCTCTTAATAATTGTAATTCAGCAATATCTCCCCATTCTTTTTTACCTAACATTTCTTCAACAATATCTACCCAAGATTGTTTATCCTTTATAATATCTTTCAATCCTTTTTTAGATTCAATTAAAGCCTTTAAATTTTCTTTAGCTACATTAATATCTTGTTGAATATTAGTATTGTCATAATCTGACATCTCTAATTTCTTCAATCCTGTTTCAGTATGCAGGTAAGTATGTTTATAAATATATAATTTATCTACGTCAAAGTCAGATCCCATACGTACTATAAACTCTTTAGGTGCTATAAGCAAATCTCCGACACTTGATCTGAAGAATCCAACCACTTCAATTTTAGCTTGAGAGTTTGGTCCTTGATTAGGAATACGCATACCAAAACGTTGTAATAATTCATCAGGAATTTTATTAGTATCAATTAAATTAGTTTCCGAATCAATGTATTTATTTATATCCTCTGCAAAATCCCAAGGCAATATTATTTGATCTGGTCTACCAGAACCATCAGCAGCTTGTAATTCTTTACTATTCCAATTTTTAGTAAATACAATATTACTGTCTTTGAAATCAGTTTCGCTTAATTCCCTAACATTTCTAAAGCCTGCTTCCGAACCTAATACATAAGATTTGCCTGGAAACTTTACTTTTAAAACTCTATTTGTTACAATAGAATTAAGTAGAGCCTCAAATTTATCAGCGGATGGACTAAACATTAGAAATTGTAATTCTGTGTCTAAATCAAGTGACTGCAAATCAGATAAAGGATAATTACGTTTAACAGCTTCTTCCTTTAAAAGTTCTTTTAATTTCTCGACATCTAATTGTCCAGTTTTCTCATTGTAATTTAATTCCTTTACTAATTCATCATGTTGAATTCTAAACAATTGATTATAAAAGCCTAAATATTGTTTTTGTAATTCTCTACCTTTAACCGATTTACCATTTTTGTACCATGGAACTTTAAAGCCATCAATACCTAACATATTAATAAATAAGTTTTTAGATGCTTGACTAACTTTAGTAATGGAATCCTTTAATGGATCATAAGGTACTTCTTGTTGTATTCCAAATCCTGAACGTGGAAGTAATATACTATTACTTTCATCAAATATAATTTCACTTTTGATTGTACCATCCTCATTCCAAATTTCTAATGGATTAGTTACATTACCTAACTTCACGGCGCTATCATATGCAATTCTAGATATACCATGTTTTTCCATGGATATTCTTATGTTATCTAATTCAGTGTTCCTGGTTAAAAAAGGACTTAATGCAAATGATGCCGATTTAATATAAACCCGTCTACGTATACCTAATTTCTTATCAAATATATTTTTTACATAAATAGGTTTCTCAGGTTGTAATACAATATTTTTTAAATAATCGTATTCCTCTTTACTTAAACTCTTCTCTAATACAGATATATAATCGTAATTTGATTCAGATAATTCGTTTGTTACAATCTTATAAACTTTATTATATAATCCTTTTATTTCAATTCTACCCTTCTTGTCTTTAATATACAAGTCTTCTAATAAAGTAACATACTCCTGGGCATCTGTTGAATTAATTTCCTTATACTTTTTTAACTTTGCCTCATCATCTAATAACTTTTCCAATTGTTCATACGCAGAACTAACTATCTTTCTATCTCGTATAAATCCTTGTTTATAACTATTTGTAGTACTCTCATTAAATTGTTCTCTTGGAGCAATAGAAGAAGCAAGACGTTTACCAACATTTAAGAAAGTTTCCTTTGTATTCTTTTTATAATATAATGCTGGATCACCTATATAGATTTGATATATATTAGCATTTCCTACAAGATATTGAATAACCATATCTGTAGCAATAGCTGTAAGTTTAGCATCATTATTAACTTTTTTAAATTCATTATAAAAGTTAGCATCTATATATTGATTTGTTTTAATATCCTTAATAATACCTTCACGTTGCCAAACTTCCAGTTTCTCATTTGTAAGTTGGTTAATGTATTCTCTAATTACAGTGTTGATAACTTCTCTAAATTCTGTTCTGACATTAGAATTAAGAGTCCCGTCAATATTAAATAATCCATATTTGGGATCATTCAATTCTGATAGGAATAAGAATTTTTTAGATCCTTCTAAATATTCCTTATTTAAATTAATAGATTCTCCGCGTGTTATAAGGCCATTTACTAATTCCATTCTATTAATCTCAGGAACTACTAAACTTTCATATAACATGTCAATGGTATCTTCAGTTATCCTACCAGTTTCATAATCATACTGAATGTCAACTGCTTTAGCAGCTAATCCCATCACAGTGGTTTTACCAAATATTGTAGGAAATAATAACTTAATTATTCTATTCTTATTACCAGATTTATCTTTCTGACGTGCTTGCAATAACCCTATCTTTACAAGTTCTTGTTCCCCAGATGATAACTTATTAAAGTCTTTTCCATCTCTTGTAGCAGAACCTTGTTTCTTCAATGGTTCTAATGATGTAGTAAAGAATTCTAAATTTGAAAATGTGGCACTTTCCTGGTCAACTATATATTCACCATTTGAAGCTTTCATTAATTCGCCATTATCATCCTTTTGAATCATATCCCTTAACCAACTTGAATTGGTTGCAAATCGGTCTGACAATATATCGGTAACAAGAGTATTCGTAAATACTTCAACTCCGTCTTCCTCAACTCTATTTAATATATGTAAATCGCGAGTTATATCAGTTAAGTCCTTATTTGCTCCATAAGAGAATACAGTTTTATTACCCTCTCTATGTGAGTGAGATAAAAAGTTAGTTGTAAATTGTCCTTCTTTGTATGCAAGAGTAGAAACTATTCCTTCTTCAGCAGGTAAAGCCTCATATATACTTCTACCTTGCTGTGTCTTTAAATATTGAGTAGCTAATATATTGAATATACCACCTTTAAATTGATTTGCCCAGGAGTATTTCTTACCATTATATTTGAAGTATCCTTTATGTAATTCATTCCATGTCTTAGCATCTAGTTCAATTCCAAAATGCATTAACCAAGCTTTTATTTCAGTAGTAACTTCCTTGGGTGGATTGGCTCTCCATTTATCATATTGACTAATAAGTTTTTTAGCTGTCTCTAAACTAACTATTTCAGTACCATCTTCATTAACCTGCACTAAATCTGACTCATAGAATTTATTTGTCCATCCTTCACGAATTGCTGATTCAATAGAATTTGAGTTAGATTCCATTACAGTTAATTGTTTATTAGTACCATTATCTCTCCACATTACTAATACACTATTACTATAGTGATTAGTTAATAATGTAGTTAATTGGTTTCTGATGATATCAATATTAGGGGTATTATTATCCTTAAGTTTACCTACTACATCTTTTAGAAATGGAAAAGTTTCTTGATAAGATTCTAGTTTGGCAAGTATAACATTATAATCCGGAACTATATTTTTTGTAAGTACTTGAAGTTGCTTATATACATCGTCATAACCCATAAGTTCATCACGATTAAGTATATTCTTCTTCACTGTACCATTCTGATTGTATACTCTAATGTCAGCAAGGAAACGTTTAATTTTTCGAGAAGCCTTATCTATTCTATCAGTTTCATAGCTAGATTTATCATTAGTCTTCTCGTTCTCAGCAGTTTCATCTTCACTTATATGACCATCTTCATTAAGATTCATTTTATCAATAATACTATCAGCCTTAAGTTTATTTTTAACTAATTCAATAATAGTATCCTTATTCAATAAATATGTCTTGTATAAATCTATAATCCTCTCATTGTATGCAAGTAAGTCATTAAGTTTTGCTAAAGAATTAACATCCTTTTTCTTAGTAGCTATTTTAATATTGGTATTAATATTCTCTATAAGAGATTGTCTACTAACTAAGTTATCTTCAATCTCTTTAAAAGTATTATCATATATAGTCTTAATACTCTTTTTCCCAATCAATGCTAACAGTGCATCCTTGTATAGTACATCTACGATAGCTTGTTGTTTAGAAACATCTAAATTCTTAATAATAATCTTTTCAGATAACTTCTTAAAGTCATCTATAAGAGATGGTTCTAAAGATGGTAAATCTGATGAATTCTTAAAATTATTTGCATACTTAACAATAGTATCCATATTTGGAAGGCTATTATCATTTGCAATAAATAATCTATAGGCTTCTTTTTCACCTACTTGATCTACTAAATATTTATATTCTGCGCTACTTTTGTTTGGACAAGCTATCATATTATTCTTATTTACATTTATTAATTCTATCTGTTACTTCGTCATCTGTAATTGTTTTAACTTTTTCTAATACTTCTTCTGGTAAGAAAGGAGATTCATCTGTTCCAAATGTAAATCCATCTATATCAGGATTACCGAATGTATCTGTGAAATTCATATCTACATATCCGTCATCAACCTGTTCAGATGTCGTTACATTTTCAGTTACTGTAGTATCTTCCTTAGTAGAAGGTTTATCTATCTCAGGTGGAACTATTTCATCAAAGTCAATTACTATTCTTGGTTGTATTGTATAACTAAATACAGGCTTACCATCAACATTGTCAATTTCCTTAGATAGTATATCAGTCTTTGTATTCTCTTTCATATAATCTACATAATTATTATATATATCTTCTGTAGCATACCCTTCATCCGTCTTAATAATTGCTTTAACTGGTTTATTAGGATTAATCAAAGTATTTTTTGAAATGTTAGAATACATTACAGGTAATATTTTTGTAGCAAGTTTGTCTAATAACTTCTCCAATTGTTGAGGAGTTGTATTTAAAGGATTTAGAAAACTTTCAGCACCTTCAGTTATAAATCGTATTTGCTGTCTATCAATAGAAAATAAAGTCTTAGTACTTGCATTTTTAAATTTTCTAACTTCATCTTTAAGTAAGTTACCTGCATTAAAATATACTTGAACAAACTGATTTATATATTCTGTTAATCCAGTATATGTACCTAGATCGCCTATAGCTTTCTCAACATTCTTTTCATCAGTAGTAAGATCCTCATTCCTAGCACGTTTATAATATATTCTAATAGCATTAAGAATACTTTCAGTTATTTTCTCAACATTTTTACTATTAATAAGCATATCATTAACTACAGGAAATGCAATATAAACTTTACCTTTTTCATCTATTCCTGTTTGTACTATCATATAAGGTCTACCACTAATTACCTTATCTCTATTTTTAATATTCAAATGTTCTATACCTTCAGTTGTAAAGAAGTCATCTCTACCACCAACAGCATAAATAACATTAGGATCATTATTAATTTTAGACAATTTTTGTGCTCCTTCTATACTTCTAAATAAATAACCAGTTGCTTTAGATTTAATTGTAGTAGCAAATTTAGTATTTTTTGTGATATATTCCCTAATTGTACGTAGATTATTTTTAGCTTTCTCAACATCTCCATAAATATGTTCCTCACTAATCCATTCGTCAGTATGTAAATATCCTATTAAGTTGTCATTTTCATCATACAATCCGATTGGTACATTGTCTCTATATAAATTTTCAATATCATCACTAGTCTTAATCTTTTCAACAAATTCTCCCCAGGTTTCTTTAGTTGTAAAGTTAATAACAGTTGTTAAATTATTCACTTCTTTCAATATAACTTTAGTTCCAGCACCATACTTATTAGGATTAAGTATTTTTATAAAACTTTCTTCATTTAAAGCATCATCAATATCTTTTATATATACTGCTTTACCTATCATAAACTTTTCATACATTCTTGAAAGATAGGCTAATATATCCCATCCTTTTTTAGAACGTTTATATTCATAAGTTATTTCACCTTGATCGCTTCCTGAAGGTTCCCTATTTAAATCTCGTACAAAGTCCTCAGTATTTTTAACATCTTTTTCAATATCCCTAATTACTTCTCCATCAAGAGGAGGTTCAGAAATTTTCTCATGAGTTTCCTGGGTAGCTTTAGTTTCTTCTACAACTTTAGGATTAGTTACTACAGCTCTCTTACCAGCTTCTTCCCTATTGGCCCGTTCATCATCCTGAATCTTTTTATCGTTATCCTTATGTAAATTATCTTTCACTTCCGGATTAGATTGTCCATCTATTATATCCTTTTTATCCTGTGTAGTCTTAGCTTTATTAACATCTTCCTGTACAGCTTTAGCCTCTGCTTCAGCTTGAGCTTTTGTAATTTCACTAATGTATTGAGCTTTCTTAGAAACTATGTTAGAGTATTCAGTGTCATAAGCCTTTTTAACTTCAGATAAGTCAGTTATGAACTCTTCTAGTTCCTTAATATCTTCCCATTTGGAATAGTCCTTTTCATTAAAGGCGCTAATCTTTTCCTTATTATCCTTTAACTTATTTTTAACTTCATCCTTCTCTTTCTGCAGTTGTTCAATTTGGTCGCCAATACCTTTTATTCTACCATCATGTAATTTGTTAACTCTATCTACAGTATCCTGATTCTTAGTTTCTTCACCTGCAAAATTAGATAATCTATTATAATTATCGCGTAAGGCTACAACCTCATTATTCTTAGTCAATAATTCATCTTGAGTAAACTTATCCTTACTAGCCTTCATATTATTTAGAATAGCTAATTCATTATAATATGTCAATTCAGCTTTCTTAAGTCTAGCATTAGGTTTTAATAATGCTTCATTTCTAGCCGCTGTAACCTTAGCTTTAGTTTTACCTAATAACTGAATACTAGATTCAATATTCTTGAGACGCATTTGATCACTGGAAACTGTTGTATTGTCCAATGTTTGTATTTCATTCTTAAGTTTATTAACCAAGTCAGATTGTTCCTGTTTAAGTTTACCAATCTCATTGGTTATAGCATTACGCCTAGCATTAATAGTATATAATTTGTTGTGCAACAAGTTTTCTTTTTCGCCGCTAAACTTTCTTGCTATCTTGGTATAATCTTTCTCCAATTCTAATAATTGAGAAAGTCTATCATCGGCATCTTGTTTATAAGTAGGTTCATATCCTTTAGCAGTAGCTTCTTCAGGAGTCATTTCAGACACCTCTTTAAGGTCAGTTTCTAAATTTTCTGTAGTACCAGATGTAAAATTCCTATAAGCTAATTGAGAAAATTCATCATCTTTGATCAAATTATAAACAGCTGTATTTCCTCTTTTGAAAGCATCGTTTTTAAGCTGCTCATTCTTTGTACGTTGGGCTATTAATCCATTTAATAGTTGTTCATTTTCTTTAACCTGCTGAGTCTGTCTATTTCTATATTCCTTATCATCATTTCTATTAGCTAAATCCACAGGAGCTTGTACTAATACATGTTGTACTGGTCCACCGAATAAACCCATGAAACCTTCCAATTGAGTAGAAGGATCTGTAAAGAAATCCCATGTTCGTTTAATAGGATCACTAGATATATCACTAACGTCCATACCAGCATTCTTCATTGCCTGATACTCACCTTCCTTTTGAAATAATCCTTGACCAACTTCCTCCGCGTATTCTGTAGGAGCTTGTTTAGCAATCATCATTGCTGTATTCTTAATAGACTTTTCTTTCAATAAGTTCCTTGTAAATCCTTGTCCCCTAAACATTCCATTAATTGCTAGCGCATCGGATATCATGAATATTCTATTACGATCAATAAACTTACTCATTTCCTCTCCAGCATAACTTCTAATCTCTTTTTCAGCTTTATCGCGTTGAGCAAGGAATTCATCACTGTTTACTAATTCAAGAGCCTTTTCAGATACAGTTCTATTATCTAATGTTGGATTAATAGATTTAACTTGTTCAAAGGCTGTCTTGTATAATTGATCGTCTACTTGAGACATTCTATCGTTTACAATTTTACCGAATGATTCAACAGCCATCATCTTACCCTCTGCATAATTAGTAACTAGTGCGGTAGTTCCTGTGGCAATAGCATTTTCTATGGGGGCACCAAACTTACCTAATGATGTTAGGAATTTAGCTCCTCTACCTACAGTAGCTCCAACTCCGGCTCCAACTATTCCAAAGCCTACAGCACTATCCACTATTCCTTGTAGTGCAGTCCAGTAAAAACCAGGATCACTCATATCTATAGGGTCTTCAGGATTATATCTAAAAATAGGATGATTCTTGTCAAAACTATCCTTAACACTCTTAGCAAAATTAGATATAGCATTTCCTTCCATATCATCAACTCCAGTGAAACTGTTAATATGAGATTCAAAGTCTAATAAATAACTTGTATCTTCTAAAGCTGTAAGTACTCCTTTATATAAACCACCACCTATAGCTCTACCTGCTTGTTCAGTCCAAGGTTGTTGTGATGCTCTTATATAATCTAGCCCATATTCCTCTATATCGGAAGGTAAAGTACGTGCATCATACTTTGATTGACCAGCTCCAATATTACCCATAAAACCTTGTTGTTCTCCACTATAAGAGGAAGGTACTAAAGAATATAAATCTTCTTTACTTAAATTAAGATTTATATCAGTTGTTTTAGGATTAGTACTCTTACTCCTTGGATCAATTAAGTTATCTTTAGTTATGTTGATATCAAGTTCCATAATATTATTTTTCTGGTTGTAAAAAGTTAGTATCTTCCAATATACCTAATGTATAATCAGCCAAATCATCTACTGTCAAATTTAAATTAGAAAACTTTCTATTGTCTTTAGTATAAGCTTCTATAATTGGAACAAATTGATATCCTTCACCATTAAATTGTATTTCATTTCTAACTTTGAAATAATCTATACCGTGATCAGCTAGAGTTGGAATACTATTCTGAATTTTATAACTATCACCATTCTCTTTAACAATTCCATATTTACTTCCTAGTTTATCAAGTTTGCTACTATTATTATCAGTTCTAATTGCTTCGGCAACTGCCCATACAGAAGAACTAATTCCTTCAACTTCAGTTCCCGGAGACACCTGTAATTCCAAAGTACTTCCATCAGGACGTAATGTTGTTGCTAGAATTGCACCCGGCATATCACCAGTGAATGTAATTCCTTGATAAGATGTATTAATTAAAGCATCCTTAGAATTATCATAACCTGATAATTTTGTGAAGTCTTTAATATTATCCTTACCAATCATAGGATGCTTATTATTATCAGTATCATATACATTAAACTTACGTAAAACAATATCTCCATGTTTACCAGTTTCTTTAGTACCTTTAAAGAATAATTCATCTCCTTGTTGAAGTTTATATTTAAAAGATGGTTGAGTTAAACTTCCATATTCTCCACTATAATAATCTTGCATTGTATTATATATTTCTGCAACTTTTTCCACTGGAGTATTAGATAAGTTTAATTCAGGATGTTTATTTGCAAATGTTGCAACCTTCTTTTTATTTTCCAAAGCTTTAGCATTTCTAGGAACTAAGGCATCAATTCCTCCCCAACCTTCTTTTACTCCAAAAGCTCCTTGAGTTTCATCATACTTATCAGGATCTGTAGGAAGTTTATCTGTCTGTGTATTCTTTTGAAGTGATCTAGGAATACTTGTAGTTTCCCAATAATTAGATTTATCTGGAGTATCTGTACTAGGTTTGTAATTTGGATTACCCATAACATCTACTTTCCAAGTACCTACCTTACCAGCTATCTCTCCATATAAATAATCCTTAGCATATTTAAGTGGATCCTTTCCTTGTGATTTAGCTATCTCTGCCATCTCAGGAGCAGTTTCTAAAAACTTAGCAACATTTTCATCTGACAATACTCTATCAGCTTCAGCTTGTGAAAAACCTATAGTGCTTCTTAATAGCCAAGGATTCTTCCCATCTACTTTCCATTCACTTTGTTTACCTTGAACTTGAGGATCTAACCAATTTCTACCTTTAGCCTGTATTTTAGACTTGTCATATAATTTATATTCAAAATCTTCTGGACTAGCCAACTTACCATCTTTTGATAAACTCATTGAAGGAGCTTTTAATTCAAGTACATTCTCAGCACCAATACGATTCACTTGATCTTGATATTCAGCTACCTTCTTTTGTTGAAGAGCATTTAATCCATAGAAAGGGTTATTTCTTTCCTTAACAATAAGATTAGCTAAATCCTTTGAAGCAGCTCCATAATCACCATTATAACGTTTAAGAATATCTTGTTTATTCTGTTCAAACCTATTCATAACTTGTTGCTTAGCCTCTTCATCTAAAGAGAATATACTATTAAGTTTAGCTTGTTCGTCTGCTGTACCACCAAATGCAGTATCATATTTATTTTGAGAACGCAATAATATTTGTTGACTCATTTGTTCCATACCAGGATCAAATTGAGAAGTGTATTTTACTGGTTGTGCTAGTTGTCTATATTGTGCCATAATTAAGGTTGTTTATAAGTGCCCGTATATTTCTGTTTCTTTCGGCTACCAAGAGTAACTTTATTCCAAAGACTCTGTTCTGGATCTTCATAATATTTGTAGTCATCAGATATCATCTGAGTTAAATCATTATATTGTCTAGCTTTACTTGTATCTGCAAAGTAGTCACCTATATTACCAATTATACCTTGAATAGCAGCAGTCTTAGTATTCTTAACAGAATCCTTTTCACGAAGATTAGCATCCTTCTCACGCATACCAATTTCAGCATTCATTTGACTATTCATCATACTTGCCCTATTGATTGCTTCCTTATTACTTAATTCTTCATTCAAGTAACTCTTACCAACCTGTTCACCTAATCCTCTACTAATATCAACATTAGCAGCATTAGCTATAGTAGCAGCAGCACCGCCACTAAGACCTAAGTTACGAGCAGTACGACTAGCGCTGTTTCTATTAAGTTCAGCTGTTCTACGGGCAGCTTCCCTTTCTCTAGCCAAACTAATTAGTTCAGGTTTAATATTAACTCTATCATATTTAATATTCTCAGCTTTATTATCACCAAGTAATAATGCATTACCTAATAGACTTGTGGCTAAAGGAATTGCACTTAATGTTGGTTTATATAATTCATCTTGTTGCTGGTCAATATCTTCATTAGTCCTATAAGTATTCATTAATGCCTCAGCTTCAGGATCAATATAATTTGCATCTATTTCATCTAATTGACTAGAATAAGGCTGTGTGTCATCATACTTAGGTAATATACTACCACCATATTTCTTTTTCCTACTGACCATAGTAATTTTAGTAGCCTCTTGTTTCTCCTTAAGAGCATTCATTTCAAGTTCTAGTCCTTGTCGAGCTAATGTGTCATCTTTATCGAAGTCCTTACCTAATCTAATTTTATATTTGCTCATTATGCGTGATGCCTGAGCGCTATAGCTATCTTTCATATTACTTATTTTTATATTTTATACTGTCACTAAACACATAAGAATTATACACAACTTCGCCTTTTTCAGTCAGGGCAATAGGTTTTCTACCAGTCATTGCAGAAGGATTACCGTTTTGGTCAACAGGAATTCCTTCATCTGGGCCTTCATGTGTCTGGCCACCATATTTCCTAACTATAGGTTTCTTAACTAATCGTTTATTATTATTTAATTCTCCACCATATTGTTTAGCTTGTAAATTTAAATCATTAATATTTACATCTACTGGAGTATTCTCTGGAACAAATCTGTTTCTAACAGAACCATGTGCAGGTATTTTAGATAAAATATTGCTATCTCTTACACCTAAATCAGATGATCCGTTACTAGGTTGTACACGTTCATATAATTCAGGATTAGATTGTATAATTTTGGTTGTCAAAGTAGGATCATTCAAATCATAATTTAATTCTCTTGCTATATTCTGAAGTTGATTAGGTGTTTGTGTAAAAGTTTTATAAGGACTTACTATTGTAGGTTCCATAATAACCTTATTCTTTGGTGCAGAAACTGATATATTTCTAGGAACTAATGGAGAAAGTGGATCGTCTACAATACCACCATTTTGATACTTTCTTAATTGTCCACCAAATTTAGCAAACTTTGTATAATTTAAATTATTATTATTTAAATTGTTCAAAGTGTTTTTGTTGATAACATTCATCTCTTGTGCACGAGCTTTAGCTTCAGCTTTATCAGCATCAGCTTCATTATCCCTATAATCATCCATTCCAGTCATCCAACCAAATCCAGCTGCAGCCAATGCAGACTTTCCGTATTGACCTTCATCAAGATACTCACTAGATGCTGTTAAAGGATCTAACGACTCACTACCTACTTCATATCCAATTCCTTTGCCAGCGGCAACTTCGTTATGTCCAAATTCATCGTAGTTAACATAATTTTTATTTGTCTTAACAGCTTCTCCAACAGTACCTAATACTGCATTTACTGCACCGCCTACAGGAGTTGCATTATATACTGTACTAGCAAGACTAGATGTATTATTTGCATATTGAACATTATTAGGAGCTTTATTAGAGCCATCTATTAATTCTCCTGCAACATTAGCTACTGTAGATGCTGTACCTAAATTACTTTGTAATGTCTGTTCCTGTTGTGGAGTAAACATTCCAGCATTTTCTTGATTGTAAGATACTACACCACCTGGACTTAGTTTAGGTAATTGACTACCACTCTTATATTTACGTAAGTTTAATTTCTTACTTTTACATTTTTTAGCCATTCTCTTATAAATTATTAAACCTAATAATATTAGATATTATTAGGTGTAAAGTTAAATCTTTATTTTATTAGTTCCAAATATATTTTATACATCTTATTAACCCATCATCTTAGATAGTTTATAATTAGTTGTTAGATTATGAAGTATTAATTCCTTATTAGCATTGTTAAGAAATTTAAGTTCAATTTTAACATAACTTCCACGTATCTTAGGATCATTTGTATCTATATCACGTATCTTATTAAATCTCCATGTACGAAGTCTTCTCTTAATATTATCGTCAGGAGTAAGAGTTAATGTATCAGTATCTTGATAATCATTATATATTCTTATTGAGTCAAATGTTTCCTGTATTTCATTACCACTACTATCATACTTCTCGGTTAACATTTCAATTGCATCATATACATTCATTATAGTACCTCTTGGATTAACAAGAATTGTAACAGAGGATGTTAAATATTGTCCGTACAATTGCCCATAGTTACCCAAGTTATGTTTGTATATAAGATTACCATCAGTTGTACTGTAAAAATTATTATTAAATGTTATGTAGTCAACAGGTATAACAATATTTCCATTAGTAGGTAGCCTATAAATAAATCCATTATTAAGTTCACTGTATACAAGTGTGTAGTTACCAAATGTCCACCAAGCTTCATACATTAAAGGATTATATCCTGAACGTACTCTATTACTTGTAGTTACATATTGATCAAACCAACTGTTCATTCCTTGTACATCAGATATAGGCTCCAATCCACCAGTAAATCTGTACATCGTATTCTTTACACTACTATACATCAATATATTATTAGGTGTAATTAAAACAGAATGTTTATCTGAAGCTCCAGCAAATGTATCAAGATAATCATATCTATCTAATATACCGCTTGAACCTAAAGCAAGAGTAGCAGATGTACTTGATGGAATTAATTCCTTCTCTCCAACTGGAACTGTACCAAAGGCATTAGGTTGCCAAAATAATAACTTGTCCTTGAATACTGCAAGTTTAGTTAACTTTCCATATTGTGAGTCAACATCTAAATAATTATTTATTTTAAATTGTAACCAGGAATCTGAATACTCTCCATTAGATTTAACTTCTGAACGTCTTATCCTTGTATCATATTCTTCTGTAGTTACTGAGTCAAATGGTATTGCTGAGTATTCTCTTGTATTATTATCTACACTATAAACGGTATTATATCTATACAATGCTGCAATTTCTATTCCAGCCTCTATATCAGCAAGTCCCTCTTCAGTAAGTTTTCTACTAGTTGTAAAATCTGTATTTGCAATTTTATTAAATCCAGTATCTAATCTTAAATTAAGATTAGCTTGACTTTTCACAGGAAGATATAATATTTCTTGTGTCTCATCTCCTTCTGATACATCCCCATGAATATCATATATTGTTCTTAAGTAATCAAAATATGCTGTAATACAATCACCATAATGTGCTGTGACACTTGTATTTTCTAAACTACTATAATCTGATGCAGGAACATATATATTATTAAATCTTGATTCAAAACTACTTCCACCATAAGGATAGCCATCCTTTTTAATTAAGACATAAATTATTTGCATTGGATCTACAGAAGCATTACTAACAAAATTAAATTTATAAGAGTCACTTCTAACATCAGTTTCAACTATAAAACATGTACCATTCTCTCCTTGTGTTCCATCACCATTGTCAAAGAAATTTATATTTCTATATGTCTTAGACCCTATGATATGGTGTGATAACTTAGAATCATAGTTTTCCAAAGGTTGCGCTTTAATTCGTTTCCAATTTTTAACATCGATCAATCTTGCAGATGGACGATTAGCTCCAGTACCAGTGTAGTATGGAGATGTAGCTGGATAGAAAGCTGAATACTTTTTTAATACCTGATTAACAGAAGTTGCTGTTGTACTAGTAGGAACATTTGTCCAAGAAGTATGAGAAATATCTCTATATTTTCCTCTACCCGCATATAGTCCTGTACCAGCACCGACTGTATTTCGTAGAAATCCTTGATGATTTAAATAACAACCATCCAGATTTAAATCTGAAAAGAATGCTTCAGGAGTATATATTTGTATAAAACCATGATTTACTCCTACATCCGGCACATTATCATATCTTAAATAAGTACCACCTGCATATTCGGATGCATTCATTATTTTACCGGCGCCATAAATATCTGTTTCATGATTTCCTGTTCCAGTTCCTGATATACTTCCATTAAGTGTGGGAGATATTACAGCTTCACCAAGAACAGTTTTATCTTTACCATCACGTTTAACTCTAAGTATTCTCCAATCCATATTTGTACCATCATCATTAACCGGTAAATTATTTACTTTTAATGTAGGATGTAAATTTGATGTATATGTTGCTATTCCGGATATATATATGTAAGAACCACTTCTGTCTAAATAATCAGGCATTCTCATATCTATTATCCATTTAGGAAAAGATTCTCTACCTTTATTATCTCTAAATTGAATTGATAATCTATATATTTCATCCTCTTGATAAGTCTTCCTTCTACCCAATAACTCTTGAGTTAAAGGGGCTTGAAAGGTTTGATATTCAGTTCCTTCATCTATTTTATGAAGTGTAGGACTATTAAATTTAATACCTATATTAGCACCAGAGGATCCTATAACTCCATCTGTAGTATATTTATTTGCTATAGTTGGATTATTATACCAGTAATCGTTTTGAGTAGTTATGTTATAAGCATTAAGACAATCATAATCATGTGGAACAGAAGCATAATCTGGAGTCGTTTTTGATAACACCATACTATTATTTGTACCATCATATAATGTACAATTTGTACTATTAAATCTATAACTTCTACTATCCCAAAACTGTTTACCTGTTCCACCAGCATCTGTTGTCATTATAGATGCTTGTCCAGAATCAATAAGATATTCATCTAAGTCAAAATATTTTTCAATTATGCCTCCTGCAAATAATATATTATTTTTAGTAGTAAGATAATTAGGAATTATATAATATTGATTTAATGTTCTAAACTCCGCAAGATCATACGTACCTATAGATACACCTGTATCAGTTAATGATATAGAAGAAACTACTGTTCCTTCAAAAAATATACGTATTGTTGGTATTGCATCATATTCAGAATACTCTATTGCTATACAACGTATTCTATCATAAGTAGAATCTATACTACTTATAGATAAATTAACCCCTATACCAGTATTGGTTTCTAAATCAGAACCATTTAATTCAAGTGTAGTAGCTTTATTGACAGTTGTTGATAATACTATAGGTTCACTCGTTTCACTGAATGCTGTCTCAACACCATTAACTCTATAAAGTTGATAAGCATAGAATACTACTCCGGCACTTAAATTACCTGTAGTATAAGAACTAAATGTTGGCTTTGACAAATCTACATCTGGAACTATGTTAAAATCTTTTTGAGTATAATGAATATAGTCATTTGTATTAGCATTATATACAGTATTAAGAGACCTTAATGGATGTACTCCATCGGTAATATATATTTTTTGAATATCTTCAGATTCATATCTAGAAACTAATTCCAATTCCGTAGTAGCAGTCCATCCTAATCCTTGAGTGCTACTGTCTGTAATACTAGTATTAACATCAGGATCATCACACCATAATAGTCTAAAATCTCCCATACTTACATCTCCCATAACAGTTATATCTGGTATTTGAGGATTAAGAGTACCATCATCAACAAATTCAAATATTGAACATACGGTATAAGTAGCCGAAGTACTAGGAGGAATAAATTTAGTTTTTATTTTATGAGTACATATAATTAATTTATCCCTTAATTTTACACTTGCTAGAATAGTATATTTTGTTTGTGTAATACCTGAATAAGGAAAAGTAATTTTAGAGATATTACCTTTAGGATTAGTCATTGGTCCAACCTTACCTTCTTCATTGCTTACAGGAGACATCCATTCAGCATCTGGATAATGTTGATTATCATATAGACGAGGAGATAAATCTTTATTCATCGCCTTGTTATATCCATTGATATGTTTAAAGGTATTAGGTTGATTTGCCATAATTAAAATCCGTGTTTATTATAATTTTCAGGATATCCGAAATCTCTAAAGTCATTGCTATATTGATTGAAATCAGGATTAAGTCTAAGGTGTCTATTCTTAAATACTTCTGTAGTATCTATAGTTCTAAGTTTCAAACTACTACTTGCAGATGCTTTAAAATATAAATACTTCTGTTCCAAATCCTTATATATTGCTTCTGTAATCTTTCCTTTGTACCATAATTTAATTGCAGTACGTTCTATTACAGCATACACCAACATCATAATAACTTTCTCATGATCAGGTACTTTAGGAAATCCATTGTCATCTAATGGGAATGCTTTATAAGACATCTCAAGATAGCCTTCATCCATTGTAGTTAGTATCTCATTATCTTGCAATAAATATTCATCGCGAGTAACTAAAGTACTACCGGTCTTTCTTGCTGTAAAAGTAAATTCGTCATCTAAACTTTCATCTACAGGTATTGTCTCCAATCTGTCTGCAAGGAAATATGGATTACTTGTAGGCGATAATTTAGCCTTAGTTTCATAATTTCTTACTGTACCATTAATAATTTCAAATAAATCAGCAGGGAGTAATCCTCTATAATTTATTATTTCAATTGGTTTAGGACCATTGATTCCATCTGTAACTCTTGTTATGAGAATAGATGGATCACCTAGTCTTGCAATAAGATTCCAAGCCATCTCAGCAATTTGAAATTTACTGATAACATCATCAAATCCTGATGTGTCAAGAGCCTTCTCTCTTACTAAATCTATACTTACGTATTTACCTGTAAATGCCATAGTTATATTTCATTAAGTTCTATATCGTCTGATAAAAATTCATCCATTGGATCAATTTCCTTAGTACTTGCAAGTGGATTAGTTTTAGAAACAATTTCTTTTTCAATATACTTATATTCTGTTCCATCTCCATCTTTCTTAGGTATCTCACCACTTGCTTCTAGTCTAATGATATATCCACCATTATCCGCTTCTCTAACTCTAATACTCTTTCTTATTCCATTCTTCTCTATCTCTTTAGACCAAGATTGCTTCTTTTTTTTATCACCTGCAAACAGGCTATTTTCTCGTGTACTCATAGTAATCAGTTTTAAAATTTCTAAATGCTTCTGATAATTCCTTCTTGTTATCCCTTGTAATCTGTAAATTATATATAGATTGATTCTTTACAGTACATGTATATTTATCCCACTTATATTTTACCTTATATCCATCTGAATGTTCATTCAAATAATATATAGGTTTCTTATGTTCTAACTTAGCAATCTCTTCTTTAGTTAATTCAGGATATTCTCTGAACCATTTCTCCCAAGATGCTTTATAATTAATACTCAATTTACTTTTATCTACAGTTCCATCTTCGCGAACTATAGGTTTTGTTAAAATCTTTCTTACACATAATGTTCCCATTCTTGCAGGAATCATGAAGTCTAAGTTTCTATATACTATAAGTCTAATTATTACTTTTGCTACATCCAACCATATCTCTTTAAATTGTTTAAATTCCAGTGGATGCTTGGCATTCTCCTTATAATACCTATAAAAATCTTTTATTCCATAATCAACTGGTATTTTATTAATACCTCTTCCTATATAAACCATTACTTTTCTAATTCGTGAACTCCATTATCTTTCTTGTCACTAGGCGGGTTTAATATAATTCCATACTTATCCTTCAATATACTTGCTATAATATATCTCTTTAGATATTGTGGAGTATAGTAATCTTCATCCCCTGTATAATCATATGTAGGTATTCCACTAGCAACCTTATTAGCTATATAAGCTTCTTCAGGATTATCAAATACACCTGTTATATTAACATAGCGTAGCATCTTGAAATCATCACTATTGGATATTAAATAGATATATCCATTATAAGGAAAGGCATATATTTGTCTACTATTAAATCTTCCAAATCCTGATGCAATAGCCTTAGAATGATCTACCACTTCAAATGATTGTCCCATTATATTTGCGGGACTAACTGATAGTAATGTCCCTACATATCCATGACGAGTTATTGTATTAGGAATAGTAACTGCAGTACGTATAAGATATTTGCCTAATGTTACTCCTGTTACAGATGATATATCTACCTTAGATACAAACAATTGTGTAATAGGTTGTATAAAAGAATAATCAATTGCAAATGGATCCTTTTCAAAATGTTGTTTGGCAAAATCTGCTCTGTAATCCTTTACATATTCTTCTATTTGACGTAAATCAATTGCTTCATCATCCTTAAGCTCAGAACGTAAAGTTTCCAATATATCATACGTCATCTGGTTACGTGTTACCATAATTTTAATTTATTAATATTAACATAAGCACCTACTGTAATACTACTATTTAGTACATCATAATTGCCTTCAATTATATAGCCCTTTTTATGCTTAAATTTCAATCCAGGAGTAAAACTATGTAATCCTATTCCTGCACCAAGATAAAGTTCATTTTGACTATAAATATTAGTTGTATTATTAATTACTGAAGGTATTTTATTTAAGTAAGTGAGATTATATTCAATAGGTTTATTTTGTGTAATTCTTTGTGTTAACTCAATATATGCTATACTATCATTTTTTAAAGTGTCTTTATAAGTATATGTTGAATAATAAAGTTTATTTACTTTTAAATATGCAGCTACTATTGCAGCACTATCTATAGGTAATATAACTGAATCAACAGTTGTTGTGTCAATATATACAGGATAAGGCTTAGGAATATAATTAAATACATATATACTATCTTGCCAAACAGTATCGGAAGTAGTTGTAGTTATTACAGTAGGAAAAAATTTACGTTGAATAAATAAACATCCTATTATAATAACTATAACTACTAACCAATTAAGTATTTTTTTCATTACTCTTTAATATTAGTTGCTCCAAGAGTTACTCCATTTAATAGAGTGTCTTTGGCTACAAAATACGTAAATCCTAATGCTATCATTGTTCCAAATGCTGTAAGATCAATTTTATCCATATAGAACATAACACCTGCAAAGATTATTATTACAAATCCAATAAGACTTGTCATCCAACTTTTTAATCTACTTTTCATATAATTTATATTTAATTTATTAATTCAAAATGAGGTCTATCATCAAAGGTTTCTTCTAATAATTCACCATCCATATCAAAGTTTCCACCCCATCTAACTCTATGAGTTATTTTACCTTGTTCAAAAAGTAATTCTGTAACTGCATGGATTACTCCTGCAATATAACTAAGGTGTTCATTATCCCAAACAGCTTTTCCATTTACAAATATATAAATGTCAACAGCTAAAGACGGCTTATAATTATGTTTACCCATCTTTGCAATACCATCTATTTTGCTTTTACCTTCCTTAAAATACTTATACTGATCTTCGATGGACCTATATCCTTCTGCAATACCAAAATCTATATTGGAAATTGCAATAGCAGTAGTCATAATAAGTTTCAAATCTACATGACAAGTATTTAATCTATCTTTAGATACTTTACCAAAGTTATACATAATTACTCCTTAACTTTCTTAATAGGTTCTTCAATATCACATTTTTGAATCATTTCATCTATTATAGCAATAGCTCCTATAATTTGATTTAACTGTGCAATAGCTTGTTCACGTTGTTGCATTAATTCCTGTTTCCTAATCTCCAATGTTTCTTTTGTCATAATTTTAATTATTACTTTATTTTACAAATATACAATATTTATTTTAATTAACAATATCTATTTAATTGTTTATATAAGTTATGTTAATTCAACTTTCTTTAGTGTAAACTATAATGTATGTAAACGAATGTTTGTCCTTGGGTTGCATCATTATTTTGACCGTCGTAAGTAAATGTAATATTTGTTGTAGCAGATAATCTTTCTGCACTTTGGGAATAACTATAGATATCTAACGTCGCAAAGGTAAACAAGAGACTTGACAAAACTCCTGAGTCTAAGTATCTATTAGGCTCACTTGTGGTTCCAATATTTAAAAAGTCCGTTCCACTATCATTAAACACTGTTATTACTTCTAATCCCATACTCCATACTACAGCATTAGCAGGTAATGTAATAATAGTTGTTTGAGTTTGATTTGTGTAAAGTACTTCTGCTTTGGCTATATGAATAACATTCTTTTCTCCAGAAACAATACTTCCCCAAGAACCATTTTTATATGCTCTAATTTCATGATCTGTACTATCGTAAGCAATAACACCATTGACGACATTTATTAAATTTGTATCTGGATCAGCATTTACTGTTATTTGTGTTCCTAATGTTGTGCCGGCATGAAATACTGTACTTCCGTTAAGTATAATTTTAAATGAATTAGCTAATGAGTTAGAGCCGCTACCTAACATTATAGATTTAGCTGCTGTAGCGGACGCCCCTGATCCTATAGCTATAGAATCATTACCATACCCAGCAACTCCTGTTCCAGATGAATTTATAGCTAAAAAGTCAGATATTGCACTTCCTGTATATCCTTGTAATTTAATCATAGAATTAGGAGAACCTGCTCCAACAGCGTCGGTTAAAATGTGCATAAGTCGTAAATAGCGTGTTGTACCTGAATCATCTTCAACACCTAAACTTAAATATCCACCAATACCACTACTAGGAGCTCCTGAAGAAGTTCTTCTGAATTCGGCTATTTCTATAGCCGTATTAGTAGAAGCATCATCTACTATATAAGGAAATGTAATACCGCCTGCTGGCATATCCCAAGTACCATCATATTTCAAAAATTGTCCTGCTGAACCTGCTGCTAATGCTTCTAATACACCACTAGCACCGGTCTTAATCATCAACCCTGTTGTAGAACCTATCTTACCATCATTAGATATATTACCATGTGTATGTGAAGCAATATTGTTAAATAACTCAGTTAAAGTTTTAGTTCCTAAAACAGCATCGGTAAAGTTTAAATTATTACTACCGTCTTTGAATATCCTGGTTGTTGCACCAACCTCGAAGTTTATACCTGTATCTTTTATTCCTAAACCATCTATCCATACACCATTGGATGCCGTGTATTCTGAAATAGTATTTGTTAATAAAGCAGTAGTAGTTATTCTAACTGATTCAATACCTCCTGCAATTAATGATAATATATCTACTCCTCCTCTACCTATTCCCGTATTTGTATCTCCTGCAAATGACCAACATGGTAATACATTTGAAGATACCTGTTTTAGCATATATGCATTACCCGTTGTACCCGATCCTGCTGCTAATCCTATGGATGAAAAAACAAAAGAAGATGTTCCTGCTATTGAACAATATAATAAGTCGTCTGAACCTTCATAAAAACCACTATCTCCATCTCCAAAGGCAATAGTTGGAGTAGCAGGGGCATTTCTTAAAGGTAGTAATAATCTATTAGTAGAAGTGTAACCAAGCGTTACTACTCCATTATTTAAAATAGTCAATGCGTTAGTTGCCCCATTATTACCTACATTAAATTGTATCGCAGGACTCGTTAATGTACCATTGCCTGTCGTACCTTTTAATATCAATCTATCAGTTACAGCAGTACCACCTGCTGCTATTTGTCCGCCTGCTCTGCCGCCTAATAATAAATAGTTTGAATCATTTATTGTGGCATAATCTTGCCATGTTGAACCATCCCAATATATAGTCTGGTCAATGGTAAAACTTAATCCTGTATTGGTATAAGTTGCGCCTGCATCATCGGTTACATCCGTACCTATTGTGTACCAATCCCCATCAACTACGTCTGCTATTAAGGGAAAATCTGTGTTTACATTTATGTAGCCTTTATATTGATAGTTACTTGCACTATTAATGGTATCTGTTAAATATTTTAAATTGACTAGTTCTGTATCTAATGTTGGGGCAGCATCTGTTGAATTAAAGAATCTGCCATCTTTTATTAAACCTGAATCTAATGTTATACCATTATCTAAAGTAAATTCCTGCAATTCATCGATCTTTAATATATCTCCCGATCTACCTAATAATAAAGGATATTGTGTATGTGGATCACCTGTTGTTAATCCTGACAGTTCACTATGATCTGTTATTCCTGACACACTAAATCTTTCAACAAAAGGACTTTCAACAGAATAAAATACTACGTCACCCTTTTGTACTATAATCTTACCGATTAAAGTGGAGTAAGCTGCCAATAGTCCTGGGATAGAACTTGGCGGTGTTGCTTCAGTTGCATTAGCCAATGTATAATCACTTTGTCCATAAACAACATGTATTGTTGAATTGTGTACAACATATACCCAATGTACACCATATCTATTTGCTGTTAATTCATTAAGTGTGCCCGTATTATCATCCCAGTTAGTATTATCTATTACCGACTGAGTTGCAACACTTGTCCAATCACCTGCACCATCCCTATACCAATAAGTAAATCTATCTGTACCACTTGAATCAAACGCATCGACAGTGAATCTATTAACTAATTCAGCCCATAGAATACCTTCTGTCATACTGATATATAAACCACTAGGATTGCCTATCATTAATCCTTTAGCATGTTCAACTGGAAACCTTTCTTCTCCAAATAATTGAACTCTACGATTAAAATTCCAAACATTCGTACCACATAATCTAACAACCACATCGTTACCTGTTCTATAACATCTACCTAATGAAAAGTCTTGGTAAAAAGACATTGTATATAAGTCTGTTGTAACTTTTATCTGAGCATCAACACCATCATAATAAATGTAATTATAAGCATTATCAACTAATGCTAATGAAGATACTACGTCCCATTCAACATAACTATTCTTTGAGATAGGAGCATCAAGATCATCATCTGGAATCATTTCAATTACATCATCAGATGCTTTAATAAATCCTTTTCCTGCGGTTATATCTATAGTTCCATCACCATTGGATGATATTATACCACCATATATTCTTGCAGCACCCCATGCTTTGTTCCAAAAGTAATCACCTCCAATAATATTGTTTTCAATATTCCATATCTGATCCATTGCAGAAGGATGTAATCTTTTACGTTGCGCCTGAGTGAGAACATTTATACCAGTTCTTGTTTGGTAAACAAATGCTGATTCGGAAATATACGGACCTTCATCAGCATCTTCTATTAAGTCATATATCTTAATTGTCTTAGTTGGGACATCGACTATCTCCGTAATTTGGTAAATTTTACCTGTATAATCAACTACATAAAATCTATCAATACCAAGAGTATTTGGAGCAAAATCATTTGGATTAACACTTGCAACTTTGCAGGTATAATAAAATGGTTCCCCAAGTACAACTTGAACATCAATAAGTTTTGTTTCCCAAGAAACTAAGGATGTATATTCACTCATATTTTATATTCGTTTGTCATTACATTTAGTTTAAAGTGTTATTAAATTCCTACGCTTCCACTTGTTAATGTATTTGTTGGGGTTTGCGTTTTGTGTGCCCCTACCAATCCCACACAATCATTTCCAATATGCGTAAAATTTGTAAATGTTTTACCAGTTACAACATCTGTAATATAATCCATATTTGTTCCTTCTGTTCTACAATTTGTAAGACTTAATGTTGTTAGTCCCTCGGCTGCATATAATAGTTTGGTTGCAGCAGTTATTGGATTCTTAAATAATACACCATTTAATTTTACATTGGCTGTTACAATTTTAAAGTATCGGGTTTAGTTGCACCAATAGAAAACCCATAGAAGTTTCCTTTTATTGTTGTAGCACCACTAATTAATTGACACCCTGCTTCAGCAAATCCTTTTTGAGTATTTCTACCAAACAATGATATTAAGCTTTTAAATAAATCATTCATATTATTTTGTTTTAAATTAATCTTCAAATGTAATAAAAATTCCTAAAGAAGTAGCTGTTTCGCTAAAAGATTTTATACATAAATAAGTTTTAGTATCATTATCTTCAAATGTAGCATAAGCTACCGGTCCAATGAGTTTAACTTGTTTATCTACAGTAATTGATTTAACCATTACATCTACTACTTCTTTACCTAAATTATGATAAACTATTAAATCTATAGAATTGGATGATAAAGGATTACTTAATTGATCCCCACTATCTATTGTCCATCCTACAGGTTGTTCTGCAATTGTATCACATCTTTGAGAAAGAGTTGCAGCATTAGGTAATTCTATATAATAAAATCTAGGGTTAGATAAGGATTCAGTAATACCTGCTAAATTAACTGTCCATGAACTAGATGTTGTATTACCTACTTTATATGTCATTTCAACTACAAGAGTTGTACTTGAATAAGATACTACTTTACCTACAAAGTATAAAGATGTCGAACTAGCAATAACTAGAAATTGTCCTATAGAATAAGATAATCCTGCTTCTACAGTCAATGTGATATCATCTCCTACAGTATAAGCACTTAAGTTAGTTGCAGTAACAGATGTTCCATAATATTTATCTCCTGATATAGAAAATAAGTCTACCCACTCTGATGTATTTATATATTTAACCCACACATGATCAGTTACTGTTTGAATACAATATAGATTATAATCTAATACTGTATCATTGGTTGGATCTGTTGCACTATTAGTCCATTGATCCCCAGCAGTACCATCAGTACCTGCAGCACCTGTAGCACCTAATATATTACCTATTGTTCCCCAAGTTCCAGCTTCCTTTTTAAAGAAATCCCATGTTAGAAAGTTAATCCATCCATCGTCGTCTACTCCCTCATCTGTAGGATCATAGTTTTCATAATACAATGTTTTACCATCAACTCCATCAGCACCGTCAGCTCCTGCTGCACCAGTTGCTCCAGTAAGACCCGTTTCTCCTGTAGCACCTGTTAAACCAATTACTCCAGCTTCACCATCTGCACCATGATATACATTAAATGTAGATGTTAATGGAGCTATGCTATAAGTAATTGTATAAGTATCCGTAGTACCAGGACTTCCATCACCAACAGTTCTGATAATGGAAACAATACTTCTACCATCTGCACCGTCAGTTCCATCTGTACCATCTGCACCAGGAACACCACTTTCATTAATAAATGATAATTTATCTAATTCCTTTCGGAAGTCTATACCAGTTAATTTTGTACTCATATTAAGTTATATCAAAATCAATATACCATTTACTTTTCATTATGTCGTTCATAATATCCTGCCATTTCATCATATCAACAGCACTATAGTAATTTCCGCCTAAAACATCATATTCTAATATAATTCCTATAGCTTTACCTAATATCCATAGTTTGCTATCAAATTCGTATTTTAAGTCTAATGTTGATACTTTAGATCTATTATCCAATTCGAGTACATAATTAACATATGAACTTAGTACAAGTGTCTTATATGTTGATAGTTCTTGTGCAGTCATTATTCTAATCTTTCTGAGAAATCTATTAAAGTCTTAACATTATCTATTTGTGAAAGAAACTCGGCAGCTTCTATCGCAAATAAAATGTTATCTCGTCTTCGTAATTCCTCTAGTTTAGGAAAATCCATTTTATAATTATAAGCTTGAACTCCAGTTAATAACTCTAATAAATCATCATTAATTCCTTGTTCAAGTAATCTTGTTGAAAAGAATACGCCATCAGTCTTTACTACAGGGCTATCAAATCCTACAACATCATGTGTATAAGAAAGTTTATATCCATAAACTCCATTAGGTAATTCTGTACCTAGGGAGGATTCTGAAAAATCTGCTATATCTATTTCAATACTACTGTCTACTCCAAGAATATCTACAACATCCTCAGTATGTAATAGAGTAGTATATATCTCATCATCGTATATTTCTAAAGTTGCTACAAGAATATTAGTCTTTTCTATTCCGTCTGTTCCCCAAGCTTGGGTATCATCCGTAATAGTTATTGAGGTGGCATCAGATGAAATATACAAGTTAATATCTATTGCTAATGTTGAAGCTGGCATTATTTCTTATTTTTAATATTATTACTACGTTTACTTCTTACAAAGGTAAACAAATTTTCTATATTATTATCTTCTTTTAACTTTTTTGTTACTAATACTTGATGATACCACTTTGATATATTATATCCTAAGAATACAATACTTGATATAATACCTATTATCAAGGCTATATAGCGTAAAGTTTCTACATCAGAATGTATAATATTTAATTGTAATAGAATTAGTTTAGTTTTTAATCCTACGTAAAGGGCACCAAGATTGGCAGCAAACCATGTGGTATTCAATATTTGTTCCATTTTATGAAGTTCTTTTATTATGTACATGTTTCATAGTATAATTATTTTGTTAAGTAAAGAAAGCAGGGTACTTTCATTTTGTATGAAAATACTCCTGCTTTCAGAACGTATATATAGTAAATATAGGTTATCTACTAGATACCAAATACATCACCAATTAATCCATGTCCAGTAGCATTAGGAGTAGCTATAATAACTGTAGCGTAAGACTTCACTGTATCACCTAAAACAGGAGTCATTGCATCATCGTAGAAATCTACAATTGTTTGATACAATGGAAAATCTTCAGCAGCCATTTTAGCTGTTTCATTTCTGTAGTTAACAGATGGATAAGCGCTTAACCATGCTTGACCTTCATTCATTTGAGCTTGACGTTCAAGAGTTCCGATCTGAGCATATACACCAATACCTTCTGAAGCAGCAACAGAATCTGTTACTAAAGCAGCAGTGGGGAAGTCACCATCTAATCCTAATTCAAAACGTACTTTTTCATAATTACGTTTTTCAAAGTTTACAGGAAGTGCTTTACCAGTGAATTTTAATCCAAAGTCATCTCCATTAAGAGTTGTAATACCAGCATTAGTAGCAGCAGTTGTTCCTTCATATACATAACCTGTTGGTCCTTGCCATTCAGTAGCCAATGTAAAAGTAGCAGCAGCTGAAGTAGCAGCACCATTAATATACTTAACTGGAATAGCATCACCAGAAGCGATAGTTACAGCTACATTACTAAATGTAGAGTCATCATCACTTGATAATACCATAGGAGGTAAAAAGTACTGACCTTCATTATAAGTTATTGTTAATGCAGCAGTATCAACTGAAGCAGTTGCTTGAGTTCCAGCATTAATAGAAGCAGCAATAGCAGTTGCATTTTGAGCATCTGTACCAGCATCAGCTACATTATACGTAGTTCCACCAATATAAACCACATGTCTACCAGCACCACTACCAAGGGCAACAGCACTAAAAGTAAATGTTCTACCATTCCATGAAGGAATGTTTACAACAGCACTAGTAACTACACTTGCTGTAGAAGCAGTTAGTGTAACATTACCAGCAGCAGCTTTAATATAAGTTGCAACAGATTTACTACCATTAGTAACTTTAATAATGGTACTTGATCCTGTAAATGCAGCAACAGAAGTTGTAGCAGCTACTAATTCACAAGCTAATACTTTCTCAGGAAATCTTTTTGCCCAAGTATTAAAACTAGTAAGTAATCCTGCAGCAATGGTTTGTTCAGTTGCTGAAGCAGCAGCTTGATATGACCAATGTGCAATAAAAGGAGTACAGTTATAAGTAGTTTTAGTATTCTTGATAATACCTTTTAAGATATAATCAGCAATTGATGCAGGAGCACCGCCTAGGGAACCACTTGTACCATTGTATCCAACAAATGATACTTGTTCAGTTGATTTAACACCTGTAACAGCACTTACTTTACGCAATTTACTTGCATCTATCCAAGGAGAGAAAATTAATTCATCACCTACTCTTTGAACCACTCTTACTAAATAGGGAGCTGTACCAGTTTGATCCGCTACAACAGTTGTATTAGCGCTATTTACAATTGCTAATTGACCTTCAGTTAAGTCACTAGGTTCGTTAATTACAGTACCAGCAGCCATAAGAGTTATATCACTCTTGCTTAGCATTAGGTATTTTACAAATTTTTGATTCATCGTCTTTAATTTTAAATTAGACTTATTTATTATTTATTACTTATTTATTATTATTAAGGAGTTACAACAATATATTCAATCACTACAGTTCCTGTAGCTGTTAAATTACCGGTAACACCTGCTGCCCATCCATCAGCAGCATTTAGATAAATTGCTGTAGCAGATCCTGCAGCATTAATAAGAGGAAATTCAGTTGCCTCTGTTACTACTCCTGTGAATATACTAGCAAATCTGTCTGTTGTTCCATCCAAAGCCTTGTCCCAAGTTTGTCCTGTTATAATATCTTCAAATGTAGCAGTTCCGTCTAAAGTAGCTACCGCTCCACTTGCTATAACTGTTCCAAGACCTACGTCAGGAGTATCTGTAGTAGTAGTTCCAATTGTAAGTCCTACTTCAACCATTACACATTTAACTAGATGTGTTATTGCTGTTGTAGCTAAGGTATGAAGAAGAATTCCATGTGCACTGTTTCCGCCGGCAGTAGGAGCACCTAATACAAGGTTAGTAAATGATAAAGTAGTTGTTATATGTCTCCCATCACCGTATTCTACTGTAGTAACATTTGAAGCTGCTGTACCAAACATAGTAGTATGTTTAATAGATGCAGCAGATACAGAAGCATCTTTTAAAAGTACTCCATCTGCAGTAATACCAGAACCAGTAGTTGTTTCTGTAATATTATCCGTAGCAATTACACTACCAGATAAAGCAGTAAATGTATTAGCAGTAATTCTGAAGTCGTCTGCACTACTAATTTCAATATCAATTTGATCATCTGTTGAAGCAGAAATTGAGGTATCACCATCAGCATCTAAAATTAATGCATCGGCAACACCATTTAGATCTATTGTACCATCTTTAAGTAATACACTATCTACAGTAACACCTGCACCTGAAGTTCTTTCAGATATTGTATCTACACTAGTTGTACCAGTGGTAGGTTCTAAAAGGGCAACTTTAGCATCAATAACTGCAACATCAGCTAATAAATCATTGTGATGCACAGCTCTTACACCTAAAGCATCTGCAGGAGTTTTCACAGCATTTCTACCAGTGTAACTCAATAGTTTTGTACTATTCATAATTTTTTCATTTTAAGTTTATATACTATTCTTTAATATTTTCAATATTCTCATTATTAGATATTTGGTATCCAATCTGATCTCTGTCTGATGCATAGGCTATATTAACAGCTTCCTGCACAATCCATCTGTGTACCATTTCACCTAATATACAATTCCATGCAGATGCCGTATGAGCACTAAAATTCTCACCATCTATAGAGCCTGTTGTATAAGTTGCATCTGGTACAATGATTGGTCTAGGCTTAGCTATAGCCACATATTTATAACTGGTAATTCCACTTGTTGCCGATAATACATCAGCATCTGCTATATCAGTTATAAGTACATGTACTTTTGCACCACCTACATATTCATCAAGTCTCCAGTATACATATTTCTTATTAGGTTTCTTATGAGGATTCCTTATATTGATAAGATAGTAATCGTGAGTAATTGGTTTAATAGGTACAATTTTACCAGCAGTTCCCACAACACATCTTTCCATAGTGACGCCTAATACTGGATATGTCAAAGTACTTGTTATTGGTACTTTTACGGAATTTGGCAAATTTGAAACATTAGTTGTTATTGTTCCTGCTAAATTTTCAGGAGTTAATAGAGGGGAGATAGCTTTTTTATACTTCTCCTCTCTGTCCAAACCTTTGTCTATAATTTCTTTAATAACCTTTTCTTGACCTGCTGTCAATAAATATGACCATTCCTTGTTAGTATAACCAGGAGCATCAGCACTAGCAATACTTTCATAAAGTATTTCAGCTTCGTATTTCATTTCAACAGCAGTCATAGTACTAAGTATTATTTAGATTCATCATTCGTTTTCTTTGTAGATAGAGAACCAACTTCTTTATCCTTATGGAATTTGTCAATCTGTTCTTTAACTCTTATATAATCATCATCAGATTCTTCTTTTAACTTCAATAGAAGTTTAGTCATTCCCATGTAATCATATATTGAAGAGTCACTTACAATATTATATTTATTTCTTCCAGATTTGTTAATAGCACCAGCTCTAACACCATCGAGAATCATAGCTTTCAATTCATACATTGGACTGTTTTTACATTCCAAAATAAAATCAGGATCTGTAGATACTATCTTCTCTACTTCTCCCACAAAGAATTCTACAGTTGCATTTGGATCAATATCTTTTGAACGTGCTTTTTCAGCATTGTATACAGAAAGAATATCCATTAGTTTCTTCTTAGAATTCATTATAGTTCCAAAAAATAACCAAACATCTTTAATTTTAGAAATTTCTTTAGCTTCGTGTACATGCTCCTCATTTTCTTCAGCTAGATACCACATATAGTTTGGACTATTATCTTTCTCTGCAAATGAAGCAGCTGTAATCTTTAAAGATTTCATTATTCTACAGTCTAAATTTTGATAAGGATCACTCATATCAAATACTACACCATTTACTAATAAATCTTTAGTCTTTCTAATCCTAACAGAATACTTATCCCAAAAGTTATCTACACGTTTAGTGAAGGATAAATCTTGTTGTAATGCTTCATTAAAATATGAAAGTTCTTCAGTCGTAAGAATCGGTTTAAATGAACCGGTCTTAGGGTCTCTTGGTAATGGATAATTTTTGAAAGCATCATCAAACATAAAATATCCAATGTGTGCTTTGTCCTTAATCATCTTACCCGCCTTTAAAATAGGCTTTAATTTAACAATTTTGTTTTCTAGAATTCCTTTTTCCAGTGCTTGCTCTCTTGTCATAAATTATTTATTAATTAATTAATTTTACAAATATAAGAAAAGATAAGGTATAATACAATACCTTATCTAATCTTTTTTGAAACTATGCTAATAATTCCGAAGGAATATATTTGAAAGTTTTTAAAGGATTGTTTACCTGTATTCCGCCTGTAAACATACCGTATACCTCATATCCGTCTACTGGAGACACGATCATACGTGGAGAAGTCAAGTTATTATAAGGATTGAAAGGATCTCTCATACCTGGTCTGTAACCATAGATTTCCTCGTCACCTTTAATACAAACACGTTGAATATTGGAAGTACCGTTAGATGTTCCAAAGTCAAGTAATTCATATACTAATGAACTTAATAATCTGCCTTTTTTGTCGCGTTTCTTATTACGAACAGGATTGTCTTTAATAGGATCAATCATTACTTTGAATTTCAATCCGTTTACAGTTTCGTATTCTGCAAATTGTCCACCCATAAGTTTCATCTTACCGTCAACAACTTTAATACGATTACTATCTTGGATATAAGTAATTCTTGAAGCTTTATTCTCAGCAGCTTTATGGAACTCGTAAGCTCCGTATTCACCAGTTGATAACAAGAAAGTTCTGTCATCTTCAGTTACTTTACCTACTGAAATATCAAGTGCAAAGTCTGTAAGAGCATCTAAGTCAAATGTGTTATAATAACCTTCATTTGAACCTTCTAGTTGTTCATACATACCAAATCCAGCTCTGATGGTATTTTTAGATTCACCTTTATTTGCAAAGGTACCATCATCTTTACGATTAGATTTCCCATAAAGTAATAGACGAGCTATATCTCTACGCATCTGGATCATAAAGTTCCAACCTAACATATCAATCCATCTCTTATGTAAATTACCACTAGAGTCCATGAATGCAAATGCCATAGGTTTGTTACGACCTTTCATTAACATATTACCTGGAACCTCGTAGTTTTTACGAATTTGAGAAAGAATATTTTCCATCATGAAATGTGATGCTCCTTGAATGTCATTACCTCTTTTAGAAAGTGTTTGTTCAACCAAACCATATTCTTCTGACCATAATGTACCACCAACAAGATCCTCATAAGGAACATATAATGCTGAGTTACCTGTTACTAGTTCTACTTCATATCCATACAAGTCACCTTGTTCAATAGGATCAGTAGCACAACGTAATGCAAAGTTATCTGGGTTTTCACCAACAATAACTGATGTGGCTGAGAAAGCTCTCTCTGCATACCACAAGTAGAATTTACCGTATCCTAAACCGAAACGGTCAGCTGATGTAACTGATGTAGTACCAGCAGCATCACTAGTTGCTTTTACTAATGGGAAGTTTCTCTCATCTGGACCTTGTAACATCCATTGATAAGGAACATCATCATCAATATATCTCTTAGGAAATTTATTGATAAACGACACAAAATCTTCACCACCATATGTAGCCTTATAAACTTTCTCAATTGTCTTAGAGATAAGTTCTGGCTGTTGTGCTCCAATAGCACCTAAGTGATCCTCGCGTTGTAAACTTGACCAATACTTTGGATCAACAATTTGTAATTTACTTATTTTCATTCTTTATATAATTTAAAAATTTTCTTAATCTAAAAAGTCTTTCATTGCACTTACTCTATCATTTAACTTTTCATCATGTATTATTGGATCACCGGCTGTATGAACTCTTCCACCATCAAGTAACTTCTGTAATTCCGAAGCAGCTTTAGTTTTAGAATCCTTTATTAGTGAATCTGTCTTTCCATCAAATAATCCTATATGAATAAAATATGCCAATTTCTTATCAAATGCCTTAACATCAGCCTTTCTTTTAGTCCAAACTTCATTTAATATTGTACCATCTTCCTGTTTAATGGGAGTTGTAAGCATTGAATAAATTTTATCTTTAGTAGGTTGATTAATCTTCTTATCTTTTAATATCTCTTCTGTAGAATCAATATCAGTTTTTAAGCTCTTTAAGAATTCAACTTGTGATTGTTCCTTAGCTTTAACCTCATCTTTTTTTCTAACTAATTCCTGTTCAGCTACTTTACCATAATAGTTCTTAAGTTGAACTAGATTAGTTTTTGCACGAGTTGCTAATTTATCAGTTTCTTTAAGAAGTTGAATATTTTCTTCAATTTCTTCTTCAGATTCACCTTTTAATTTACCAACTTCTCTAACAACATCTATTTGCAATTCCTCATCTTCTTTAAGTTGTTCATCAGATATTGCATTTATAGTTTCTTTATTGCCTACTATAGTAGATGCTTCTTCTTTAGTGAAACCTACTTCTCTTAATTGAGTATATTCCTGAGCATATTCATCTATACTCTTTCTGTAATTCTCAACTTTCTTAGTAGCTTCGTTTTCCATTAATTCAATGAATGCTGCAGCTTCCCCTTTTTCCTTGACAAGTGCTTTGTATTCATCTTCTTTAAAATCAGATAACCCCTGAAGTTCAAGTAGCGTCTTAGCAAAAGCAACAGTTAAGGAATCAGAAACATCTTTAGTTTCCTTCTGTTTATTAGCTTCTGTATTTGCTGACTCCTTCTTATCTTCTGCCCGTTTAATTACTACCTGCTCAGGGGTATCTGAAGTGTTTAATAATTTTTCAAATTCTGCGTTTAGATCTATATCATCGTCACCTTTGGTTATACCTTCTGGTGTTTTAAATAGATCATCTTCTCCAGAATCATCAGTATCTTTCGTTGGGGGATTATCAAATATAAGATTATCCTCAATTTCTTCGTTGTTTCCAAAATCTAATGTTATTCCTAGATCTTGATCAAATGTTGCTGTTTCCTGTTTCTTAGCTTGCTCTGCCATAAAAATTTAATTTAGTTCAAAAATAATTTTACTTTATATTAACTCCAAGAAATTAGGTAAGTTTTTAATTCCTGTATAGCTTTAATATTACTTTGAAGCTGGTCTAGGTTTATTAATACTTTCCTTTTTTAATTGTTCATTAGCTTTATTTGTCCTAATAGACTCTGATAATTTCTTTTCATCTAATGCCATCTTATCTATATGTTTCTGCATATCAGCAGCTGACTTAGCATCATTTGCTGTATTATCAGGTTCTTTATCTAATAGAATCTTAGTTGTGTTATCTCGAATATTCATACGATCCTTTAAATCTCTATCAGCTTGCTCAGATTCAAATCTTCGTTGACTATCTGCTTCTTTCTGTTGAATAGTAGCTTGCTCAAGTTCTTGTTGACGTTGTGCAGATTCTTCTTCAAGTTGTTCAATCTTACGTTGCATTGTACTAAGGTTATCAGTACGCATTATACCAAGAATTGTAGAGAAGTTTATTCCATTCTGTAATAAAATATTAGTTGAACTTTCAAGTAGATTCTTTAATTTAGTATCTTCTTTAGAATTGTTAACCATTACACCATATTCAGCTTCATTAAATACTTGTCCATCAAAATCTAGTACAGTTTGAGTTAAATCATCCATCAAGAATGAACGTTTAAATTTCTCTTCTCTCCATGCAACTTTAGCTGTTTCAAGTAATGCTTTATATACGCGCATCTTAACATGATCGTGGAGACTAAAATGTTTTTCAGTACGATGGGATGATTGTACAACTGAACGTTCTATTCCACCCATAGTTTCTCTACTAGAAGTAGAACCTTTACGTTGAGGTGTAATACCCGCAATATCATTAGCCCTATTCTCAAGGTAGTTCAACATCTCAATATTCTGCTGAATCATATTACCCTGGTCAAGATTAAATACGTTGGAAGGTTGGTTCATTGTACCGGCAAGTTTACCACGTGCTTGTCCTTCATTACCTTCTTTAAATGGATCTTGTATAGCCCACTTAAACGTAGTTGCATAATACAACCATTTGTCCATATCCCAACCATCAGGAATTTGTGATACGTCTAACCTGGCTATTGCACCATAAGATGTCATAAAGTTTCTTTCTAATCTGTATACGAATTCATCATATAGATATTGAATTGGTTTCAAAGAAGAAACAAAGGATGTTACTTTAGAACTATTTATATTATTTACAATACCTATAATACCTGGACCACATTTAGCCATATTAACCATCTCTCTAAATTGAATAGGTCTTGGTTGCATCTTAACATAAATGTCATTTGCAATTCTAGTACCTTCCCACCATTCATTGATCCATTTCCATTCTACAACTTCATTTCTTTCCTTATTAGGAACATACTGTTCTGGAACAACTATCTTCTGAGTTTCTTCATTCTCATCTACATATGTTAAGAATCCAATTTTTCTCATTGATTTCCATAGTACACGTGTACGGCGTATTCGTCCATATTGATCAAATGATCCTGATAATCCATAACTTGCCATTCCAGATGGAGCACCAAGTATTAATCCTAGTCCACCACGTTGTTCAATTAGGTCGTCAAGATTAAAATCTGGTTGTACATTTTGATGAGAGAACATTGAATTTGATAAACTATTATTTAGTCCACTACCACTTTCAAGTTTCTTTATATCGCTATCTTTAAGTACATCATAATATTCATCTATTATTTTACCGAGGGATAAATACCCATCTTCTATAATCATATCTGAATCTTCAGGATATACTGAATCATTGGATCTTACAAATGTAAAGTTTAGTCCATTTCCTTTTCTGCATATAGGTTCTCCACCTACAATATCACTTACATATATTTGTTCACCAACAATTAATTGGTCTTCAAATCCGCGACTGAATTGGAAGTCTAAATCAAGATGTTTCTTTAAGTATGTAAGAGTCTGATGTGCCATACGTTCTCGCATATCGCGATATTCAAATTTAGCAAACATTCCAAACTTCTTAATCTTAGCTTCAAGTTCCTCTTGTGATGCAGAAGTATCTTGTATTCCCTGCATAACTATTCCATCAATCTGTTGTTTAAGAAATGCTTGTTTCTCGGAGATAGCATCATGATTTACAACACTTACATCAAAGAAATGTACTCTATTTCTTTCTTCACCTGTAAGTACTGATAACAATGGTGTTATAAGTGGATAGGTCTGTGCTGTTCCAGGAAATTCATATCCTTGTAGGTTAAGAGGATTAGTAATCATCTTCTTATCTTCAGCATCTACCACTCCATTTACAATATTATATAAGCGAACCATTTCAGATTTACTTTTCCTAAATCCTGAACTTAGTTCCCAATTAACTAATTCTACTCCTGAATCTACGCAAGACTTTAAAAACTTAGTAGTCTTCTCTGCATCAGATTTCTTTTGAGGTGGGAATATCTGTGGTACTCCTGCATTCATTGATAATATCATATGATAAAATTTTTATAAAAGTATGTAATATTTTAATTATTAACTAATAAATTTAATTTCTATATAGCTTTAAGTTTGGTCATTCTCCATTAATTGTTTTCTAACTTCTTCATATTTTCGCATACCCTTGGTTAGATGTCTATTAAAGAAAGGATCAGATGTTATCTTATGAATCTTCTTCTTAGTATCTGTTTTAAACTTAAGTTTTAATTCTCTATGAATCATTAATAAACCTAATGATGATATTCTATCTGTATTAAGTTTACCATTATAATATATCATTTCCTTAAGTCCTGCAAGAGATTTGAATGTTTGAAGATTCATAATATCATTATTACCGTATGCCGGTAATTCAAGATAGTTAGGTAATAGTTGTTGTCTACCCCAATAGTTGATAGTATCCGTTGCATATATACCTTTACCTTTATTTCCTATAATAGTACCTTTTTGTATATCAACATCTCTAAGAGCTGGTGGAGTATCTTCCAATAAGTATAAACAATTCTTATTATCGAAGTATGTAAAGAATCCTTTCTTCTGATTCTCATAAAGTATTGTAGCATTATAGAATATGAGCATTCTTCTAACCTGTTCATAATATTCTTTAGCAAACTTAGTTCTACCTGAATATTCGGCAACCACTCTATCCGTAAGAGTATTCATTATAAATGTTGATTGTAATGATCTACTATTGTCATCATTACCATCATCATCCACAGGGTCAAGTGCTGCAATATATAGTCCTGATGGAACTTTACCTTCACCATCTTTCATAGGAAGTTCAAATATTTCTACACAACCCTCAATATTAATATCCTCTTTCTTAAGAGGAAATTCGCGAATTGGTATTATGTTTAATTTCTCAAAGCTAACTCCACCATCTTCACTAAGATTCATTCTACCTTTAAGAGTAAGTTTAAGTTCATCATTAAGCGTACTCATTAAATCTCTTATTCTTACTTTGATATCAGCAACTGGAAAAGCATTATTAGTTTTATTAAGAAACATTTCAGATGGTTTCAAAGGATAGTTCATCATTTCTCCTTCAAGACCGCGTTTAGATGCTGACTTCTCTTTAAGAGCTCTACGTTTAAGGAAATGTTCAGTAGCTTCTTTAACCATAGTATTACCATTAGCATCTTTAAACTTCCTAGCCATATGAGTAGCTGGTATAAACCAACATATCTCCGTACCTCTGTCATTCTCTTCTTGATTCTCGAATGCCAAGAAGTTATAACCTTTAGGATCATTGAATATCATTTCGGCTTCAACAATCTTTTCCATATTACCGGCAGTACCAATGTATACCGAACTACCAAATTTTTCTCCGGAGTTGTTTTGCGCGGCATCATTAGATTGGTGAATAGTAAGAATATTGCTTACTAATCCAACTTCCTCTATTACAATAGTACCTGGTCTACCTCCGGCTGCAGCCTCAGGATTCTCAGTAGTAAATATTCTATGCTTAATTTTAGAACCGGTACCTATATCTTTCCAATCCGATCCAATTTTCTTTTTATACTTATGCTCCCAATCTTTATTAGGGGTTATACTACCAGACATGTGTTTAAAGAATGGTGAAGGAATTTCTTCATTTGTACCTTTCTTCCACGCGCCTTTAAGATTATTCATTGTAAGAGATACCTTATTCAATAAATCTTTAGACTTATCTGATATACTAGCACCAACTACAATTTCAGCTAATGGTGGATTATTAACATTATCAGGACTATATCTACGAATACCATCAAATATTAATTCATGCGCTATTACTTGATTGGCTGTTAAATATGAATTGTGTGTAACTATATAATCATCCGTAACAAAACAATGATCTAAATTATCAATAGTTATACATAAACTTTTCCTTTTTTTCCTTAACTTCTCTATATTAATAATTGATGTATAGTCATGCGCTGATCTATACTTCTTATTAATTTGTTTATCTAATTTACGTTTTAAATGAAAAATAGGAATAGTTGTATTTATATATAATCTATAATATATTCCTCTTATATATTTATGTCCTTTTATATTACCCTCGCATCCTGTTCTATTATCAATTCCTATCTGACATTTAATCCCTAAACTTCTGAATACTTCTGCTAAATCATATATTAATTTTTTACTCTTATTTGTAAATTCACATGCCCCATCTTTATTTGCAGATCCATCTGTATCCATCAATCCTTTTATTAATTCCAATCGTTGTTCAACAGAAGATGTTTTATAAATATCTGGAATATATTTATTATTTCCCTTTACCACTAAATTATTATCACGTAAAGCATTAACAAAAGGACTTTTATTATTTATACATGCTCTTTTCTTCCAAACTATATTATAATTATTATTACTGTGTTTATCATAATTAAATTTATATTCTGGTAATAATTCTTTAAATTTATCTAATATATCAAGGTCATTACATGCTATTTTAGGAGTATTTGTTGTCATAGTACCATCTCCTAACATTGCTCCTAGAATATATGGATGAATTGGTAAATCTTGTTCTGGATAATTTATAGGTTTATTTTGTTTAACAGAATAAATATATGTATTTCCTCCTTTGTCATTTCCTTGATACATAAATTTTTCATACATAGTTTTTGTATCTATAATTAATCCTTTTTTCTCAAATTTTTTAACTTCCCATAAATGATCTGGATGCACATCTAAGTATCTACCATCCATAAAAGTAACTCTAAATAGATTAGTAGGATCTTGATGAAAAATTCCTGTAACATTTGTAAGTTCCCCATCAGCTCCATATATTTTATCATTTACCTTAATATCTTTTAGCTGAAGTCTTCCATTAGTTGTCCAAACGTAACTACCTGAATCACAAGCTATTGCTTTCCCTCCGTCGCGGGTGGCTAGTATCATAAGGTTTTCAGGCGGATTAGCATATACTGGTCGACCCATATTCTTTGAAAATAATTGTCTAACATATTGTCGGCAAGGAACAAACTGTTTACGTTTACCACTGGAATTAAAATAATTCTTTTGTAGATAGTCTATAATTTCTCCATTCTCATTTTCACATTTTCTTAGTAAATCCTTATCTGTAAGATCCTTATTAAGAAGATGTATATTACATGAGAAATCTGGATCATCTTCAAATCCACTAAATCCTCTAGCTTCCATCCAGTTATACCCGAACTCCCATTCAATATCATCAAGTGATGGTCTCATAGGAATCTTAGCTCCGGAAGTTGCTCCTATTGGATTAGCAAGTATTGTTCCATAGTTACAATAGAAATATGCTGTTGGCGTTAACCATCTCCATGCAAAAGATTTATCTGGATATTCTGGATGTTCTAACATTACATTTACTTTCACATTCTCATCATCTATTGACCAGAATCCCTCAATACAACGCATAGTTTGTTCCTTCCACCAACTCAGATATTTACGTGAGTGAGGATTAATTGTAGGGACTTCTTCGAGTAGGAAATTCTTCCTATTGTTTATTCTTATGAACTCCATTAAAATAACTTTCTTTCTCTAGCTGATTCAATTATATCACCTTTAGTTCTACCGTCCGCTTCCTGTTGATCAACAATCTTCTTAAGATTATCTAGCTCTTTACGTATGCTATCAGTACTCTTTATAATTTTATCTAAGTCTTCTGCAGTTGCTAAATTATAAGGAGAGTTCTCAATAAGTTTACGCCTTTGTTCCATCTTCTCAAGATAAGCATAATATGTTCTCTCAATCTCTGACATAAATATAAGTTCTGTAAAGACTATTAATCTTCTATATGGCTCCCAGTCAAACTTAGCATTGTCCAGGATATCTTCGTTGATAACCTCAATCTTATCTGACATCTGTAATGTCTTGTAAGGATTGTATTCGGTCTTATCAAACATGAATGCCAGGGCCCACATTATATCACTGGATTGTTTCTTACCCTTAGACTTATCTTCTTCATATAAATCATTGTATATCTTAGGTGCTCTAAATGATGGAAATATTTTCCAAAAGTTATTTAGAGGTTCATAATTAGCTAGTACACTTGCTTCTGCCATAAATTAATATTTTACAAAAATTGTTATTTCATCTGGTAGTGTTACATCGAACACTCTTTTACATACTGTCATTGCTCCCATCTTAGGAATATCTATCAAATCTCCCATCATAGGTACAAGTTGAGTTTCATATGTACTTAATATACTTACAGGATGATTATTATCCCTTACTATTATTTTCGTCATTTGCTAGTAATAATTTATCACGTAATCGTTTCTGTCTATGTTTACTTACAAAGAATATACCCAGACCCATTAATCTAATGGTTGGGTAATATTCTTTATTTTTATCAGTACTAGTAATTATAGTTCTGACAAATTTAAATACCAGGTATACAAGTTCCTTGATTGCATCCTGATGTACATTGTGTTTTAGGGAGAGTTGCTTAATCTCATCCCTCATTTCGTTGCTATGCATAAAAACACTACTAGACCCTCTGGATTTTACTATTTAATTTAAACTTTTTCTTGAGCGAGATAACTAAACTGTTATTAGCCAAATTAGCTAATAGAGTTGCTCTGTCTACTTTACTAATAGTAGATAGAAATTTATTCGCCCGTCTTCTTGTAGTCATATTGTTTATTTTTATTTGATTCTATAATATCCAATAACTTATGTAATACTGGAGAAAGAGTTGTATCCATCAGTTGATATTCTCTTGGGTGTAAAGAAGAATTAGAAATCTGCTTTTGTAACTTAGTCAGTTGAACCTGAATAGTAACTAATGTTAGCAACTCTTTTTGTGTCATAATTATTTTCCTAAACTTAAATTTGCTGTAATAATACCTCTCTTTAAAGCCTTTCTTCCTCTACTTAAAGCTTTGCAATCAGTACATCTATATACTTGAAACTGTCCAACTGTGGTATAATAATAATCCTCTTCAACTAGATGTACTCCTCCACAAGTAGGGCATCTATGAGCTGTTACAACATCATCAAATAAAGTAACATTTGGATGATTCTTAATATAAGGTCTTAATTTCATATATACTCTTTCAAGAACTCTTACGTCCTCGTCATTATATGTACTCATCTCACTTAGTGCATTTTCATCGCCATTAACGCATTTGGTCCATAATTCAAAAGTAGTTTTAATTTTACATCCTACTCCTAATTGTTTTGCCAAATGATCTAGTTTATTTGAACTAAATCCAAATTCTTTCCTGGCAACTTTTAAAGTATCTATTTGTTGATAAAAACTTGTAGGAGGTAAGTTATGAATTAAACATCTAGCCTTTATCTTAGGAATATCAAATTTTTCCCCATTATGAGCAATAACTATATCTGCATCATTTAATAAATTCCAAAGATTTTTAACTATTCTACTGTCATCTTCATTAAGAGCTTCTGTACTTGTAAGTTTATTAGACATTACATTAGGAGAGTTTAACCATTTTGCACTCCAAGTTAACATAAACCAATCAGATATAATTTGATCTATATAAATATTTTGATTCCATAATCCCCAAACACTAGCCTTAATAGGAGCAGTTTCTATATCTAATATTAAAATATTAGGCATTTGAATCGTATGCGGTAATTCTTCTACAGATGCTACATTATCTACTTCATTTATAAAATCTGTAATTTTTTCTAATAACTTTTTTATTCTTTTAACATCCTCTTTATTTATATCAAATTTATTTGCAAGTTTTTGGCATCCCCATTTAACATATCCAGGATGTTTTTCCAAAAATTCTTTTGCTTCAACAATTTTATTGTTAGTCATATATTTATTTAAATTAATTTAGCATATATTTTTTATAGGCTTCAACAATGAAGGTATATTCTGTACCTATATTAAGTCTTGAGTTAACTACTAATTCATCAAGAGAATCTTTATTCTCTTCCAGAATTTCCTCAAAATCTCTTTTGGCGTCTAACATATCATCTATGTTATCAAATGTTGCTTCAGTGTATAGAATACCACTACCTTCAAATTTCTTTAGCATATAACTAGTCGAATGTGAATATAACCTCATAATTTTCTTTATGGTACAAACTTACGAAATTTTTCGTTAAATAATCATCTTTTAATAAACCTTTTATTTTTAATTGAGATTTATTATTATAAAAAGTTTGTTGATCAATTCCCATCGCTTCACAGATGTCAATTCTAGTCTTTTTATCAAACACTATACGTGACCTTTCTTCTATATCCAACATCTTATACTTATCATTGTAATATAATACGTATGCAAACAACAACCTTTCTTTAGGTCGTAGTTTCTTTATTGGATCAGCTAATGAAAGAATAGTAACCAGTTTGATAAAGAATTCCAACTTACTATTTGTCTTTACATTTAATTTTAACATTACTTTATTTATTTAGTGCATATATTAGGATTACCTCTTGCTAGAGTTCTAGCATAAGTTCCTTCAAATATCATTTCTCTTATTGTGTTACACTCGGGACAAGGAGCTCCTTTGTCAATGTCATCCTTTCCTTGTTCATATATTATATGTGTGGGTGCTGTTACAATCTCATTGTATTTCTTGCACTCTTTATTTAAACATTTATATTTTCCCATAATTATTCCTCAATCCTTTCTAATGCCCAAGTAGCTTCACAGGCTATGTTGTAGCATATTGTATGCCAATGAGCTTGTTCTAATACTGGACCTGCTGGATGTATTATTATCTTCTGATAATCTAATGTACATTCCATTATCATATTCCATAATAATTTCTGTTCATTACTAAACTTTCTCCATATTGGTTTAGAACAATTGTATTTGTTCTCAATTACTGTTTCTTTCATTATTCTATTACTCCTATCATTTTAAGTACTTGTTTTAATTCTGATTTATTTTTAACAATTCCTTGGAATATTGTATATTCATCTCCACTATCCAAGGCAACTATAAACATTCTCTGATCACGCAATCCATAATGTAATCTTATTTTATAAGATGTCCAACTTCCCATATTAAAGGAACCTTCTTTTTCAAACCATATATGTGTTGCTTTACCAGTGTATTTTAATTCTAAACTCTCAATATCTTCTTGATCTAAGTATTTAATTCTATATAACTCAGTGTTTATACTATAAATATTTCCATCAACATCATTCACTTCTATAAAGAAATGAATTGAATTAACAGTATCTGATTCAAATCTTATCTCTACCATATTCCCATCATTACTAGATGGGTTTAAATGAGTATATATGAACTTCTCATCTATTATATGTTTTAACAATTCTTCAATTGTAGGAATGTAATATTTATTTTCCATTTTCTTTTCGTATTAAAGTTTGAATAAATTTAATACATAATGGATTATTTTCTGAATCCCTTAAGTTGTCAGTATCTTTAGCAAATAGCATGAATCTTATAAGTTCTTCTAAGAATTGACTATAAATATTATTCATTATAATATCTTCATTCCATTCAGATAATCTAATCTTATACATAAATTGTAAAATAATATAAGGGTCTTCATGTCTTTTTATAAAAGTAAATTCTAGTCGTATTTCTTTATACTCTACATGTTCTAGTACGTAAGTGTTTGAAAAACATTCTACTTGAAATTCTCCAGTTCCTTTAGGATTTTGCTTCTTATAAATATTATTTAAAGTTTTTATAATATTAGTGATTGTTTCCATATTATTCTCCTGTCTGTACATTATATGTACCATTATTATAATATGTATGTGTAGTATTACTTGTAACTTCAATATTATCAACTACGTTAATTGCAGTTGTATAACCGGCATACCAGGGATAAGTTGGATATGAAGGATATACCGAATAAACTAAAGGGTCTTGCCAATATATAATATCATTAGTTATTTCTAATGTAAACTCTTTCCAAGAATTGTTAGGAAACATCTTATCTAATGCTTCTATAACTTTCTCGAATGTTGCACTTTCTAATATTCTTATACCTTTATAGGTATCGTTTATTGTTATTTGTATTTTCATTTATTTATCTCCTTTTATCTTTATTAATTTCTTCTTCATCATACCAATTATCATCTCCTATTCCAAATACTACTCTATATCTGTACATCTTCAATCTGAATGAATATGATATATCAAGTATTATTCCTTTATTTGAACCTGGAGTTATATGATAAATATCATCATTTATATTAAACTTTGGTTGTGGTATTGTTATCTCCATCTTGTATAGTTGTTTGAAATTCTATTGCTTTCTCTTGTGTTATTTGTCCCAATTGTAAAGCTATATAAATTATTATATCTTTACTTAATACAGACTTACCTAAATGTTTGCGTACTCCATATACTTCTCCATATGCTTCATCAAACTCTCTCTTACTCAGTTGACTGAGTGGTATTGTTATCTTCGCCATCTAATTCTTTCATTAGTTTATCTAACAATTCCTTATTTTTAGGTATTGAAACATCGAGTGCAAATTCTAATTTACTACCATCAATACTCTTAGGCTCCATTCCACCTTTATCTCTATCCCATAATATAAATCCTGTACCATTCTTAATCTTAACCATATGTTCTAGATCCATTCCACTAGGAGCTGATACTATATCATATGCTATTATTTTATTCTTTTTCATAATCTTTTAATTTTTAAAAGAGGACACCTATTATAGTATCCTCTTTCTGATTCCTTAGCTTAAACTGAAATTATCTGATGTTACCTGAGATTCTATTAGACTCTCTGATACAATAATATATTCTTTGCCTTTATTGACAAGAATAGGAGATTGATTAGGTCTTAAGTACAATACTATATTACCTTCCTTAGTTATTCCTTCATCCTTAAACTCTTTATGAGTTATTGCAAAATCTGCATTACCTGTTTTAACTACTTTAAAAAATACATATCCAGTCTTATCAAATCCTTCTGGTAGATACAATCCGGTATCATTCTTTTCTACAATCTCTAAGAGAACTGATCCTCTTGGAATAATAATCTTACTAATGTCTCGTATCTTCTCAGATAACTTATTAGTAACTGGTCCTTTAATTGCTTCTTGCTTTGCCATACTTTTAGTTTTTATTTATTTGTTAATTTATTATATCTTTCTATTGCATAATCAATGGCTTCTGAACCACCTATAATTTTATAGTTATTACATAAACTTAAGAATAATTCATCATCGTGTGATTCTAGGAATGTCTTAGTTGCATGAATTTGCATAGGTTGTGCAGGTGGTATTGCTGTCTCAGAAAGTTCTTTTATAAATTCCTCCAACATCTCCAGTGTGAGTGGAGTGTAAGTAATTGTACCTGATTCCACTGCTTTCATTTGCTCATTTAATCCATTTCGTTTCATATATCCTTATTTTAATTCTCTACAAATATAATGTAGTTAAAATTGATTTCCAAATATTTTAACAATTATTTTTAGGAAAACTACTTTTATTTATTATATAGTACCGTATAAAATTTTTTATATTTTGAAAAAGTTTTGTATGCGTATAATTTTGTGGGGTACCTACCTTTCACCCACCCGTACTAAATCCAAAAGGGGATGTACCGTACCCGATTTAATAGCGGTACCCATATAATCTATACTACTATGTCAGAAATTACAGTTTCTTGCGTTAAAGCTACGTTATGCACAGATAATAACGGCGATACTAATACTCTACTTAAGTTCCAAGATTCAGCATCTGTTAAGGATGATTGGGGTACTTCAGAGAATGCTGTTAGTTACTTCAGATTTGTTAAAGGCGATGCTACCAAAAAGCTGAACAAGCAAGGTAAGCTAGACCTAGAACAATTTGAGATAGTAGCTCGTGTGCGTACCTGGACTGATAAAGAATCAGGTGAAGAAGTTACTGGTACTTTGAAGTATCTAGTAGCAAAGAGAGCATAGTCTCTCTTTTTTGAGTCAATAATTATGGCACACAATTCACCATATTAAACATCCTAACTCTATACAGAAACAATCTTAGCAGTAGTTAAGAGGATATTACGAAGTTTAGGGTTAGAATGTTATCAATCTACATTGAAGTTGGCTAAGTATCAATAGATATAGTAGTTTTAGAGTGTGATAGTTGGTGACATTACCCAACACCACACAATAACCTTGCTCATAAACATTATTGAATTTACCCCGAATTTATATTATAACTAAAACATAATTATATGACACCACTAATTGTATTTTTATTAATTGTCATTTACATATTATTAATGATAATTTCTTATAAACCACTCATTCATATGAATAAGAATAAATGGTTTAATCATCCTTATGTAGCAATACTATTATTTCCAACTATATATTTCTTTTTAATAATAATAGCGTTATATATAGGATTTAAATATATGTTAAATAATGAATCAAACCTTTAATAACTAATATTATGTCAACATTAACATTTCCAAAAGTAATGATGGTATCTGATTACCCTATTACTAAAACTAATCCTGGACAATTAAGAGTTGTTTGGGCGCATAATCCTAAATTCTACTACCCTTACTTTACTTATTCTTCAAATATCAAAACATCAAAAGATATTGAAAATATTCCGGGGGCGGGGTCTGGGGGTTTTTTTAAATACGCTCAAGAACCTCAATCTTCAATTGAACTAACCCTTGAAGAAATAGCAGATAAATTCAATATCTCTGTAGATCAATTAAAAATTAAGAAATAATATTAAACATTACATCAACAGTATCACCCTGGTATTCAATAATTGTTACAGATAACACGATTGGAGTGTCTGTAATTTGATACTGTTGATGTTTAACCTAATGGTATCCGTGAAAGTCGGTTAAGAGCTTAGCCACTACCATTACATTTATATAGTAAATTAAAATATAAACTTATGAAAAAATTATTAACGCTAATAATATTAATAACAGCCATATCTTGTGATCCATCTCAAGAAGACATTAATCGTAGAACAGTTAATGGTGTATATTACAGTGATTATACACATTATACTGTAGCTCATATTAATTCATTAACTTCACCTGTTATATTGATAGGGAAGGAAAAAAATATGGGACTTTATAATATTACTATAAAAGATAGTAATAATATAATTGCTACATATGGTAATATGAGTACATTTGCTAATAATATAGGAGCTTCAAGACAAATTGGAGATACAATAAAATAATACCTGACACTAGTGTTGAATACATCTCGAAGTTACTCATTTTTAATTAAACACACCATTGTTAGTTAGTGAAGTTGAAATAGTGTCAGGTTATTTTATGGTAATGTCTATAGCTCAGAGGTAGAGCAAATTTTTTGACGGAATAAGTATGTACATACTAAATCCTAAGTTCGGAATTAGGTCGTTGGTTCGAGCCCAACTAGACATTCAAAAGGGATTAGGGATAAAATAGGTTTTTAGTTAATTAGGGTTAATTAATATTAGTAATTTCATGTTTTTAAGAGTACTCTAATCCCTTTAAATTTGTAATAATATAGCATTAATACAATATAATTATCATTATAGGAGTATAATGATACTATAACATAGTCCAGTCGAAATATATCTCAATAGAGTAGATTGGACTATTAATAATTACACTTAAATCAATTAATCAGAGATGCGCTGATTGATATAGTGATAATATAATACAATGTCTTGTACATGCATATCAAAGCATTGAGATGATTGTATTGGCAGCTAACACTTGATCTAACTAGAGATAATTGTATTAGATATGTTAGCCTTTAGTATAGAAATATGCTATCGTATAGTTTAATAATGAAGCTGATGCACCTGATAGGAGTGTTCGTATCTTATTATTAAACTAATTGTGCGACTCAACTATTAATACGTTGAGAGATATTAACTAAACTATACCAACATGAAAACATTTATTAGAATCTGTAGATCACTTAAACAAATACAATTATTTGATTATGTTGAAGCAAACCTTCAATTAGATAATCATCTAAAATATACTGAATTATTAAAAATGGTCACAGTTCAAACCAATGAAGAATTGAACTATATTAATTAACAATTAACTCTTAAAATTATGATGGAAATAATGTTTTCTTTAGCAAATCTTGCATTGATTAGTCAATTAATGATAGATTTAAAAAAGACAGGTAAAGAATCTTTTACATTGGATGAAATTAGAACCATTGCAATAAATTCTATGACTACTGCTATGCAAAAGATATCAGAAAAAAGCAATGAACTTGAAAAAGGTAGTGATGAAGATATTGATCCAAAACTTGATGAATCTCCTGAAGATTTAATCAATAAAGGATTAGATAAGATGATTGAAAAAGGTAAAGCACCTACCAAATAAAGATGCTAAAAGGACTCAGATGATAAAGAATCTATTCAACTGAGTCCTTTACAATTAATTTAAACTTAATAAATAAATATATGAGAGCATTTATATTTGCATATAGCACAAATTATGATTTAGGGGCAGCAATAGTATATGCTGAAACTAAAGACAAAGCTATCAAATTAGCCAAAACATGTAGTTATGTTTGGGATACAAATAATTGTTATGAAATAGATACAAAAACGGAATCTAAAATTGTAATTATAAGAGAATATAGTTTTGATGAATAATTTAGTTTAAGAAAAGTAACCAAAAGAAAAACAACCTCCTCTATGTATGACAGTGGCTACGTAGTAACTTAAGTATACGCAAAGTTACGTAAAAAAAATAACATAATCAATCAATTTGACAATTATTTTTAAGCACTACATATAACAAATTAATAATTAATGAGAAAATTTTTAAAGCATCAATTGGATAGAATAGTTTTATCCTTTTGTAAAGATATTAATAACTGTTCTGGTTGCAGTTTAACTAAGTGTATTAAGAATCCAGAGTTTCTTAGTAATAACCCTAATAATTAAATTATGTTACATTTTATTGCGTTCTTTTTATTGATGGTTATTGTAATCTTTACATCATTAATCATTAAATATATAAAACACGGTTATACATTCACGTGGTATTATTTAATGGAATCCTCATTATTAATCACTATTGATTTAGGATTAATATACATACTAATCCGATTAATTGTAAAAATATGTGTATAATAACCAAAGATGTGATAATAAAAGACCATGATAAAACTATTAAGTTTGACTATAGGAAAAGTATAGTTAATGACACTCTTGACATGGTAGAAAAATACTTTGTTGATGCTTGTAATAAAGCAAACTCTAAAATTATTATGAAAAAGAAAGTAGTAATAGTTGAACTGAATTGAATTAAAATACTAATCGTAATTATACTTAAACACGAAACTTACAGTATAGGTAAATATATACGTTTAAATGTACGTAATAAGTAAAAGCAGAAGTGCCATAATTACGTAATAAAGGCTCTTAAAGTAATAACATAGTGATGAGAACATCCAGACACTAAAACATATTATACTACATAGTATATGAGTAAACAAAAAAGGAATCATTAGAGCCTTTATTTTATTATTAATCTAATCTAAATCAAATAACAATGAAAAAATTATTCTTATTTTTGATTACACTTGTAATATTTGCAAGTTGTACAAACAACATTGAAGAGATAAAGGATCCTGAAAAGAAAACTACTGTATATTTACAACAGTTACCAAAAGATACTGTAGCTATCTCTATTGATGAAGACAAATTATATGTTTTCAATGAAGATAACACAGTTGAATACAAGGTAACAAATATTGATAAAGGTAATTATGTAATAGTACATAATGGAATATTAATAATCTTAATATTCGCAATAATAGTATTTGGATTTATATTACTTGTTCAATTATTAGATTAAATATAAATAACCACTAATAGGTATAACAGGGACGGTTTCCTGTGGATGTTAAAAATAACATTCGTACCAGTTCGATTCTGGTTGCCTATTCTAATCCAAAATCTGAAATGTATTTGGAACTTGGACATAAGTCCCGCAAGGAATCGAAGATGCAAAAGTCAATACCTATGTATTGCCACTGAATGCCTAAATCGTATGTTAGCACAGTTTGATAGTTCTGGGGATAATTTAAAAACTATCTTTTTAAAATATTAAAATATTATCAAACCAGTTATAATACTATCTAAACCAAACTAAAGGATACTATCTGGTGTAAAGTAGAGTAGAAATAGTAGTATTATATACAAGTCAGATTATTATATATTTGGAAGTTTGTAATGCAGCAATGCAAATCCAACATTAAAAATCCATTGAAGCACAGTTGGAATAGGAGTATAGTGCAACCAGAAGTGGTATAGATTTAAAAGTCTTCAATAAGTAAGATGTTTCTTTTATAAACTATTACAAACTATTTTGATAATATAAGTGATTTTGGTAGTCTTTACTTCCTTACAGTGGATTGAGATGCCAAAGCTACCAATTTCACTTATTAATTTATAAACAATATAAACAACTAATTACAATTTGCCATTTCTCTTGGAGTGTTGATCAGTAGCTACTATATACACAGAAAGAGACCTATAATATCTATGAAATATATACTAGTTATAGATATACTTTCGAGTTACCAGAGTATAGTAATGGTAGTAGAAGTAATTGTATTAGTTGTTTTATAATAATGATCAGATGGCGGAATTGGTAGACGCTATTATATATGTACATCTAGCCAGGACAGGAAGGTGGTAGGAAGTATATAATAATCAACTGACAGTCCAAAAGTTGAATGCAAGTTCGAATCTTGCTCTTGATCTCAACAATATAAAAGTCTATTATGAATCAGACTTGTAAGTGATTTAATTGAATATAATGCTTATTTATTATGCAAACTAAAAAGAAAGTTAACATTTGTGGTGGCCCATTAGCACCAAGTATAAACTGTTCTGATACAGAAGAAATGATACGAATTGGTATTCATCCACCTAAATTACGAATTGATTTTAATCAGTTTAAGAAGACTGATAGCGAAAAAGAATTAGTTAAAAAGTACAGACGTACACAAAGATTATCTAGTGGTAAGACTGTACATATATGTAGCTGTTCTCCTAAAGGTAGACTAGTATTACATATTGTAAATGAGAAGAAACTTAATACATTTAAAACTACTTACAATTACAAATGTAAAGAATCTGAAATATCATCAATAAAAGATGTATTTCATTCGGATGATATGATTAATAATGTAAAATTTAGCATGAAAGGAAACTAAGTATGCAAAAGTCAAGACAAATATTAAGACGTGAAGCTAGAGAAAATGCTAAATTAGAATCTTTAAAACTTCCTACATTTTCTGGTCAAAACAGACGTATCAGAAGAATGGCCACTCAAATTGTAAGTACTGTTGGTAATAATAGAAAAACTACCCGTGGTAGAGATATTCATTATCAATATATTTATAATATAGTAGATGATAAAAATAATAAAATATTATCATTTTCTACATCGAAATGTCCATTGAGTCATAATATATTACCTTATGATGTACAAGTAAAATTAAATGCTTTTTTAGCTAAAAAGAAGAAAGTAATTAATTATAAAGTTGTACTTAAAACTATTAAGCACAAACAGCATTCTTTAACATTTGTTAAAGTAATGGAATTAGTATTAAAATTAGGTAAAACATTATAGCTATGGAACATATATTAGGCAAATCAAATATTATTAGAATACAGAATATTGTAAAGAATATGGCTATAGCGGAGAAAGTGACAATAGTTGGCACTAACTATCATATATCATTTCCTACTGAATATTGGAATAACTATACCAGACAGATGGTTAAGTCCAAAATTATCTATGTGATAGACACTAATTTAGTAAATTCATTAAAACAACGCGAGAAAACGGTAAGTAAATAACTTCCAGAAGTATGCGCTTGAAATAAATTAACTAAGTTATTTCTATATATTTAACCAAAATTAATCAAAATTTAACATTTTTAAAACAAAAAATTATCATGAGAACAATTTTTAACGAAAAAACAAAACAGAATGAAGTAGTATTTAGTGCAGAACTTATAGCTCCACTTAGTGAAAATACTTTTGAGAACACAAATGGCAAATCTTTTAAGATTGCTAATGTAAAGTTTATCGACAGAGCTGGAAAAGTACAGAAAAGTACAGCATTGATTTACGAAGGTAACTACAGTAAAGGAATGGAAGTAGGACAAAGCTATTTAGCTGTTGCATCTCCAGGCCCAGATGGTAGAGCTTATATTCGTTTATCACATCTTCCATATGTTGATAACAGAGCAACAATTGATATGTTTAGTTTTGATACAGCTAAAGAAACTGTAAAAGAAACTAGCAAACTTCAAGCTGAAGCAAAAAGAAGCTAGTAAATATAACTTATATAGAGGGTGCAGAAATGTACTCTCTATATTTTAAATTAAATTAAATTATGAAACAAATATATATATATGATTTAGAAATACTAGATATATTTACTGCAACTTTTCTTGAAAGAGAAACTTTAAATAAATTTCAATTTATAATTACAAAAGATATTGATCAACGTAAAGAATTATTTGAATTTCTTAATAATGAAGTTGGAGGACTAATAGGATTTAATTGTATTAATTTTGATAGTCAAGTACTTGAATATATGTATAGAAATCCTAATTTTACATTAATTGAATTAAAAAATTATGTTAATTTATTAATATCTTCTGAAAAAGAATTTCTTGATGTACCTGAATGGAAATTACGAATACCACATCTTGATTTATATAAAATACATCATTTTGATAATAAAAATAAACGTACAGGTTTAAAATGGTGTGAATTTATGATGAGAATGGATAATATTGAAGATATGCCATTACAAGGAACAGGAAATAATTGGGTTGAACAAGTATTATCATATAATTATAATGATTGTGTTGCAACTAATAAATTGTATGTAGTTAGTAGAGAATTAATAGATTTAAGAAATACTTTGACATCAATGTACAAATTAAATTTACAAAATGCTTCTAATTCAAAAATAGGATCTGAAATATTATTGGATTTATATTGTAAAAAGACTGGTAAATTGAAATCTGATATAAGAAGTTTAAGAACTTATAGAAAACATATTGATATAGGTAAAATAATATTTCCATATATCAGATTTGAATCTACAGAGTTTAATACATTATTAAAAACTTTTAAAGATTCAAATGTTTCATCTACTAAAGGTGAATTAGAATTTTCTATTAAATATAAAGGATTTCAATTTGATTATGGTAGTGGTGGAATTCATGGATCTGTTAAAAATAAAGTAATTATATCAGATGATGAATATGTTATAATTGATTGTGATGTATCATCTCTATATCCAAGTATAGGTGTAGTTAATAAATTATATCCTAAACATCTTGGACCAGCATTCTATGAAGTATATAAACATGATATTGTTGATGTAAGATTAGCTGAAAAGGCTAGAGGACCAATGGGAAATAAAGCAATTATTAATGGATTTAAAGAAGCTGCTAATAGTGCTTATGGTAAATCTAATGATAAATTTTCCTGGTTATATGATCCACAATATACATTATCTATTACAGTAAATGGTCAATTATTATTAACAATGTTATCTGAACAATTATTTAAAATTAATAATCTTCAAATAATACAAGTAAATACTGATGGTATAACTGTAAGACTTCCAAAAACTGAATTAAGTAATTATTATAGAATATGTAATGATTGGCAAAAATTAACTAACTTACAATTAGAATATGCTGAATACTCTAAAATGATAATATTTGATGTAAATAATTATTTAGCATTTTATACAAATGGTAAGTATAAAGCTAAAGGTAAATGTGAATTTGAGAATGTTCCTTTACATAAGAATCAATCTCATAATATCATACCATTAACATTTTATAATTATTTCAAAAACAATATTCTAGTTGATGATTTTATAAAGAGTCATAATAATATATTTGACTTTTGTGCAGGAGTAAAATCTAAACGTTCTGCTCAAAGTGGACAATCTCATTATGAATTACATTATATTAAAGATGGTAATTTATCAAAAGATAAGCTATCTAAAACTGTTAGATATTATATTTCTAATAAAGGAAAATATCTAATAAAATGTTATGAGAATGGTTCACAAGAACATGTAGAAGCTCCTAAAGCAATAGGTAAATTTAAGAAAGATTGGAAAGTTACATATTTTAATAAAACATTCTATCCTGAAAAGTTTGAAAATTATAATATTGATTATTCATATTATATTAGTAAAACTAAAGATTGGATATATTCAGTAGAAAATAAACAACAATTAACAATGTTTCAAATATGAAGAAAAATATATTATTAATACTATCAATACCATGTTTTATAATAGCTCTAATAGCATCTACTAATACATACCCAATAACTTATAATGAAATGATTATATCAGGAACATCTAATATTATTGAATTTATTTTATTATTCAATTATTATATAAAGTATGAAAATATTAGACAATAGAAAAGATTATTATGACTATTTAACTGGTACATATGGAATAGATCTATTACTTGTATTAGATAGGCGTAATCATGATAATTTCACATTATATAATAAACAAAAATTAATATTTTATATATGTGGAATGCAAATAGAGGGATATTTTGATGGTAAGAAATTTTATTATGGAGATAATCTAAGGAAATTTGGAGAACCTGAGAAAAGATACTTAGTATATTATAATAAAGATAGATTCAAAGACATGGTCTACATAAAAGAAATTGACACATATGTAGCAACAAAACTTATAAATTTATCAAATGATAAAAATTATAATAAAATATATGATTGTCCTATATTATTACAAGGATACTTATCAGATCACTTTATTAAATATCCTCAACTCTCTAAATATAGTTTACAACAAATCTTACCCGCACCAGTTATTTATCAATTATTGATAAATTATTTATCAGATATAAGGAATCAAAATGAATCTAAATCTAATAATAGAAGTGATAACGAGAAGATTGTTAGTAAAGGATTCAATATAAAAAGAAGCTTTAGACCTAATATGAAATAACTTATGGAATTAACAAAATTGAATAAAACATTTATAATGTTTAATGTACTTACAATATTTACATCTGATATAGATGATAAATATTATAAACAACGTGCTAAATTGTGGTTTAAACGATTTAGAAATACTGGAAATACTCTATGGAAGGAATTAAATGTTTCTACTCAAAAAGTATCTGAAGATACTAATATGGCATTTGATGAATTAGGTGCTTATATGTTTGATGTAGTAAATGTTGCAATGGACATTCCAATAGATAAATATAATGATTTCCTAGACTTAATTCACAACTTTAAAAACAATTGTATTAATGACACGAACAGTAGTATTAAAGAAATTAACTGAAGAAACAATTCTTTTATTAAAAAATAGTTTAACAGCTGAAGTATTTGATTATGCAATAATTGAATCTCAACTAAACAAAGCTATAGATATTGGTTCATCTAAATTTAAATATAGAACCACAAATAATTCCAAGAAAAGATGTGTAATTCAGTTAGATAAATTTGGTAAGAAAATTAATTCATTTGAAAGTATTGCTGATGCTTCAAGACAAACAGGTGCTCCAAAAGAAGGAATATCATTAACTTGTAGTGAAAAACGACACTCAGCAGGTGGATTTATTTGGAAATTTAAAACTTAATAATTTATGGAACATTATATAATAAAAATTAGTAATAAAGAAAGATTGATACTTATTCTTGATTGGTTGTATAATACTTATAAAACCACAACTAATGCAGGAAAGTATACAAAAAGACTATCAGAATATAGTTCTTTAATAGATAATTGTGAAAATTCAGGTTTAAAAGTCACTAAAAACTTTACAGATTGTCAAAGTTGGAGTAGAAATAATTCAACTCATACAGATAAAGCATTTATTAAAGAATTTATAGATAAACCTAAGTTTGAAGTTGGTAAATGGTATAAGTTTAATTATGATTATTGTAAAAAAAATCATACTATTTATGGTAAATGTAAAGGAAGTAAAGGAGATGAATTTTATTGTATAGATGATTGGTATATAAATAGTGATAAAGGTATATCAAACGACTGTCATCATATTGTACTAACTCATGATAATATAAAAATTACATTATTAACAGATTTATCTGAAATACAACAATATTTACCAGACGAGCATCTTAATAAGATAATAAATAAAATGACAAATGAATTTTTATTAGAATATGCAAATACTCATTTTGTATTAGGTACTAAATTTATATCACATATAAGTGATGTAGGGAATGAAAGAGAGTGCTCATATTACGATAATCGTAATGAACCATTTAATTGGCAAATTGTTATAAGAGAAGGAATTAAAACAGTATATTGTCATGGTGGAATGTATAGAAAAAGTATTGATAATAAATATATATGTTCTAACCCAACAATATATACTGAGAAAGATGGATGGTGTAAGATAACTCATGATGCTTCTATTAAAACTAGTAGTGAATTAACATTAAATAACTTAGTTGCTGGAGAAATATATTATTTAGAATATACATGTTGTAACTCTAATTATATTCTTAAATCTACAGGTGGAAATAAATCTGACTATAATATTAGAATACACGATCAAAAATATGATTATTATAAAGATAATTCATACAATAACGATAATTCTAAAGTTAGAATTGCAACTCAACAAGAGAAAGATTGGTTAGAAGCTTGTATTAAAGATGATAAATTTATTCCTAGAGAAAACTTTAAATCTGATGAATTTGTATTACCTGAAAAATGGTATGTTAAAGAAGATCCTGGTCAAATTATAAGTAAACATTTTAAAAAGAATGGATATTATGTATGTTATAGTAATTTAGGCGTTGGATATGATTCAATTCCAGATTTTCATACAGAAATAACCTTTGAGCAATTTAAAAAATATGTATTGAAATCTACTCCAATGCAAACTAACTTTGACAACTGTAAAATATGGATAGGTGACAATCCTAAATTAAATGAACAAGTTCAAAAGAGAATATTTGAATTAGGATATAAATGGAGAGAGGAGGATGATATTGTAAAATATACAGATAGTACGGGATTATACCTTGATGAAGATAAGACATTATCGTATTCTACAGGTACAAGACTAAATTATTTTGACAGTCAATCCAATAAAGAAATATCTTTAAAAAATTTGGGTATTATAAATAAAAAAGATGAGAATAGGATACCTGGTAGTTATAGAGGAGGTATAAATTCAATTTGTGTAAATACTTCAGTATTAATATCTAAGATTGAACCAGTTAAAGGAATAATAAAAGAAATTAAAGATTATAGTATTAAATAAAAACAATTAATTAATTAAACAATTTAAAATTTAAATTTTATGGCAACAAAAACAACAACACAATCAGAAGGAATATTTAGTTTTCCTATTGTAAAAGTGATTATGAATCTATTAAAAATGGATGATGCAGGTCAAATTAGTAAATTCTTTGAGAAAGAAGTTAAACGGTTAAAAACCGATATTAAAACTCTTGAAGGTAATAAAACAGTAGTTATTATGGATCGCGACAGAAAGATTGAAGCACTTAATGATTCATTAGAAGATGCTAAACAAAATCTTGAAGATGCTAAATTATTAATTACTGTAGAAGATGTTAAGAATAATGCAGCTATTGATTACTTTAGGGATAATTACTGGCAAAATATTTATGCAAAACGTAATGCAATTGACCAATTAGAGAAACAATTAGTTAATACAACTAAAGATTTTGAAGAGAAAATTGAGAGAATTGATAAGCAAATTGCTAACAAGAATCTTGATATTGATATGATTACAAAGTAATTACTTTTTAGATAGCTATCCTATTGGGTAGCTATCTTTAATATTTAATACTATATGATAAAAACTAGACAACAAATTCAATCAGAAGCAGAAGAGGCATGGAATAATAATGGATGTATAGGATGTGTAGTATTGTCAACTGGAAGTGGTAAAAGTAAGGTAGCTATTGATATAATTAAACATGGTAATTATAAGAATATTCTTATTACTAGTCCTAGAACTAATCTGAAAGAGAATTGGAAGAAAGAATTATTAAAATGGTTAAAAACTTTTAGAATTAGAGTTGAAAAAGGATACGAGTGTTTTGGACAAGTTTCTGAATTCATGTCTAATGGTCCAATTATAACTATCGAAAACATTCAAACTGTTTATAAATGGAGTATAGAAACAATTAAACAATTTGATTTAATCATATTTGATGAAATTCATACTATAGTTACTCCTGAATATGGTAGATTAATATATAATGCTACCTGTTTAAATATTCATAGACTAGGATTAACAGCTACTCCAGACAAAGACGGTAAATTTGATCATGTATCTAATGATTATCTTGCTGATTGGAAAAATAAAGAAGATTTTTATAACTTTGTGTGTCCAATCATATATGAATATTACGATAGTGCTGAAGATGGATTAGTTAATAAACGTAAATATATTATTTACAAATACAATTTAACTGATGATTATTCAGTAATAGCAGGTACTAAGAAAAGCCAATTTACTGTTGGAGAGGCTACTCAATATGATTATTTAACTGAACAGATTCGTAAGGGACAAAAACTTATGGCTCAAACAGGAAGTGAAGATTGGTTTAGAGATGCTGGAGATTGGTTCTGGAAAGGATTAGGGGATTCTGTACAAAAGAATGCTGCTATGATATATCTTAATGCAATCAAATATAGAAAGGAATTTCTATGGAAATTAAGCAGTAGTGCTGATATTGCATTGCAAATTAAGCATAAGATATTTGAAAACAGTTCAAGTAATAAGGTATTATTGTTCTCAGAATTAACATCTCAAGCTAATAAACTATCAGCCTATTCAGTTCATTCTAAACAAGATGATGATACTAATAAGAAACTAATTAAAATGTTTGATTCCGGAGAAATTAAGGAATTATCATCTGTAAGAAGTTTAACATTAGGATTAAATCTTGTTGGAGCAAAATATGGTATAATGGAAAGTTATAACAGTAGTAATACAGGAATTATACAAAAGATGGGAAGATTAGATAGATTAGAAGTTGATGATATTTCTACTATAATTGCTATTGTACCATTGCAAACTCAAGCAGAAGAATGGTTTAATAAGGCCATTAAGGGTATAGACCTGACTAATGCTTTAATTATAGACAATATTAATGATTTGAAATTATGAAACTAACATATGGAAAATTAATAGCTATTCTTGTATGTATAGGAATAATTGTAAACGGAATAATATATAAAGTAACTTATAATGAATTATTATATACTAGTTCTCCATTGCGACATGGATTATGGACATTTATAACAGGTGTTACTAATATATTAGGAATACTTGTAATAATAATACTATTAATTATAGCTATATCTCATTATTGGGATACACCAATAAAATAAGAATTCTTATTATTAACTTAAAACCAATTATTATGTTATTAAAGAAAAAGAATTCTGTTAAGCAGAAGAGAGTGAGTTCATTACAAATTGCCTTTTTTATATTTAATCTTAGACAAGACTACGCAGATTTAAAGGATCATTCTCTTATTGCTTATTTACTTAAGACAAAATTCAAATTAAATATTTCTAAGCAAGATATTGATAGCTATTATGGATTTGATGATATAATAACAGAATGTCTTGAGGATGAATCGCGTAAACAATTTTATACACTACAATGTCAATGAGACAAAAATTAGAAATTAATACTAAATCTTTATTAGATAGTGAGTTAGACTTGGGAAGCTTTGTAATGCTTCAAATAATTTATGAAAAACATGAAGAATTATTTGAAAAATATAAGGATAATATATTTGGAACCGAAAATATTTTGTATCTTTGTAAATTGTCCTATATAAAATATGCAGGACAAGATACTATAGATCTTGAACATTTTCAGGATTATCTATTAAGCAATATAAACACTATAGAAGTTAGTGATTTTATATTGCTTGAGAAAGCTACTAAGCTATTCAAATCTAATGAATTATCAAATAAATTAAATGAAGTAGATGGGTGGATTAACGATTATAGAGGCAAGTTTAAAAGTTTAAGACATAATGCTATGGGTGATCCTAAGGCTTGTCTTAAGAAAATGAAAATGTTTCTAACAGATAATCCACAATACTCTAAAGATGATATATTTAAGGCAGTAGACCTGTATATATCTGAGACTGATCCAACTTACATACAACAAGCTGATTACTTTATTTACAAATCAGGAATGGATAAGATACCAACAAGTAGATTAACTATGTATTGTGAAAGAATTAAGTCCGGAGATGTTATTCAAGATCTGATAAGTTTAAATAGAATGATATAATATGAAAGACTTAAGACAAGAATTAATTGATTTTCAAAATTGGGCAACAAGACAACCATTTTTAAGTATGAATAATATAGATATTACAGTTGATAGATACTTAAAATCAATTAATTATAAGCCTAATGAATATAAAGTTTTACCGTGTGTTAGCAACATACCTGATTATACATTAGTTTGGAATATTGTTGATGGGCTTTGCACTTCAAAGAAAATAAGTAATGATTCAAAGATTGACATATTCAAAGCATTAACCAAACTGGAATCAGAAGGTAAATGCACAATGGGTGATTTGCCTGGTGATGTCTATTAGGGGGTTGTCGCTAACGCTCGGCGAGTAAAGCGAGTATGGCGCAATTAAATATAACAGATAATATTAATTGAAAAACTAATAAAAAAATTATTATGGAAGAAGTTATTGAAAAGTTAAAGGAAAGTGTCAATAATATGACTGTAAAAGAATGTTATGAAAGATTAAATTATTTATATGATAAAAAACATGCAATAACAAGAGAATTATTATTGACATTTTACGATCATATAGAAATCAATTTAATAATTATGAAAATAGGTAAATAATTTTTTACATTAAACTCAATTAGAAGCCATACGATAGCTTTTAATGCGCCATATTAGCTTTTACTCGATGTTAGGACTACGTTGCCCTGTGGACTTGAGAAAGTTAATTGAAATACAGAATTTAAGGCGCATTATCGCCGAGCGTTAGGGCTCATTGAGTTTAACGAGAATTTTAAAACCTTACAATATGTTTATAGTAAATCGAAAACAAAGAAAACAATTAAATGCTTATATCAAACATTGCAATGAAAAAGATAAGCAAATAGAGAACAGAATCGAAGAAATAAGGCATAAAATATTAATGAATGCTCTAGGTTTTAAAATGAAGGTAAACGACCCGAAGGGCAATGAGCCCTAACGCTCGGCGAGTAAAGCGAGTAACAATTAAATATAAAATTAATAAATTAACTCTTATATGAGTGGAAGATTAGAACGATACAAATTAGCTAAAGATAATAGGTTAGCTGGTAAATTTAATGGTGCTCCAATATTTTATAGATTTCCAAGATTAGGTAAAATTGTGCCTACTATCCCACGTGGAAAGCAGATAACCACTGTAGCAGGCAATGGACTGGGAAAAAGTCAAAGTGTAATAGGAATTACAATTATGCCTATTTATAATATTATTAAAACTAAAGGATATAAAGCACACTTTTATATTGCTTTATTGGAGGATCCACTTGAATTATTTGAAGATAGGTTATTCTGTCATATACTTTATGATAAACATGGAATATCTATTGATCCAATGTATCTAAATTCAATGCGAGAGGCTCTTCCTACTGATAGTATAGAAAAATATTTTAAAGAGGTAGATGAAATAGTAGAAGATGTGTTAAGCTATTGTACGATAGTAACCAGTATTTATACTGCAACAGGATTATATATGTGGCTTAAGACTGAATCAACTAAACTTGGTGAACATCATATGAAGGATCATAAATTTGAATATAAGAATCCAGATGGAAGTAAATTTTATGAAGTTAAACCTATATACTCTCATTATGTCCCAAATGACCCAGAATTGCATAATATAGTAATTGTAGACAATTTAAATAATCTTGCTGAAGAATATGATAAAACTTTACAACGTAGTTTAACAGTACGTGATGCTATGGGTAAGTGGGCAAGAGATTATGCTCGATTACAGATATGTAAACATTGGAATTGGACAGTATGGAATATTATGCAAACAGCTCTTGAATATGATAAGAAGGAGTTTACTGCATTTAGAGGAGAACAGATTATTGAAAAGACTGAACCTACGCTAAATGCTTTGGGAGACAATAAAGTTGTTAGCAGGGATTTTCACCTAATATTTGCATTATATTCACCAAGTAGATTTGGCATTAAAAGATATGAAGGATATAATATTGAAAGATTAGGCGATGCCTTTAGAGCATTAATAATTCTTAAAAGTAATTTCTCTCAATCAAATGTAAAACTTCCATTATTCTTTCATGGGGCGTGTAGTTATTACTTAGAACTACCAATACCCGAAAAGTTAACGGATGAAAAGTACAATCAAATTACGAAACTACAAACTATACAGTATGAATAAACTTACTTGGAAAGTAAATACACCTGGATTATTAAATGAGATTATGAGTAACAATGGAGTAGCAGTATTGTATAAACCATTAGTTATTTTTGCATCTATATTACTTGAAGTTGGTGAAAGGGCTTCCGAATTAAATGATCCTAAATTAAATGCTTTAATGTGCCGATTAGCTATTTATGAAATAGCAGATCCTAATAATAAAAATTACAATAAAGAATTATCGCAAAAAATTATTGATAAACAAAATAAAAAAGTATGAGTAATCAATTAAAATTAGATTTAAATTTACCTGAGAATGTCATTACTGTAGAATTATTCAATAGATTATTGGATGATATTACAATTGATATGAAAGCTACTCTTGATCGTAAAGCAGATGAATATGCTACTGCTGACAGAATGCATAACTTTAAAATAGCAGGATTACATCTTAACACTACTCCAGAAAAAGCATTACTTGGATTTGTAATGAAACATTGGATTAGTATGTTAGATATGCTTAATGATATTGAAAAGGGCAAAAAAACACCTTCTCCTGAATATGTACGCGAAAAACTTGGGGACGTCCGTAACTATATGGTATTACTTGAGGCATTACTTATGGAGAGACGACGTAACGAATCAACTTAGTATAAACCAAAATAAATGATATGAAGAAATTGTTACTTATTGTTATATCGGTATTGATGTTAGGACTACTACCTTACAGTACTAAAGCTCCTGTACATCAGGAAGACTACTTTATTAGACGTAACTATCAATATTTGATACAGCAACAACAGTTACAAAAAGAACAGGAACTATCAAAATTTTTATTTCAACTTTCATTAAGGGAATCTAGTCATAGATGGAATATTACCAATAGCATAGGTTATATCGGAAAATACCAATTTGGTAGGAGTACTTTAATTACTTTAGGTTATATAGATATAACATCTAAGCGATTTAAAAAGAATCCTTTAATATTTACAGAAAATGAACAAGAAATAGCTATAAGAGTACTAATTAATTATAATACTAAATTATTAGATTATTATATAGCTATGTATGAACACTCTACTATTAACGGAATATATATAACTAAAAGTGGTATTATTGCTGCAGCTCATTTAGCAGGTTATATGAACGTTAAGAAGTTTCTTGTAAGTAAAGGTAAACATATTACAAAAGATAAGTATGGAACAAAACTTACAGATTATTTAAAAGAATTTTCAAATTTTAAATTTTAATTAAATGGATAAAGTAAAGAAAAAACTTTTAGAAGACTTTAAAAGGTCTAATAAAGCAAGAAAAATAACTCTTGCAAAAAGATATGGATTTAAAACTCCAAAAGAGTATTTAGAATATCTTGAAGATATTGCATCAACACATCCTTTTACTTCTGAAAGAGTAGAAGAAAAAGAAGTTTTAACAGATATTGTTATAGCTTTTGATACTACAGGTAGTATGAGTGGTTACATAAGCGCTGTTAGAAAACACGTTAAAGAATTAATTCCTGAATTGTTTAAAAATACTAAAAATTTAAAAATTAGTATAGTTGCGTTTGGAGACTATTGTGATATGGAAACTAATACAGAGTTTGGTAAAGCGTATCAAGTAATTAATTTAACTGATAATCCTAGTAAATTAATTGCTTTTGTAGCTAATGCTAAAACTACTAATGGTGGAGACGGAGATGAGTTCTATGAATTAGTTTTAAGAAAGATTAGATTAGAAACATCTTGGAGAGACGGAAGCAATAAATCTATATTACTTATAGCGGATGCGACACCACATCCAACAGGATATTCATATGCTAATAGAATACAAAATAATACTATTGATTGGAAAGAAGAGGCTATATTAAATGGCTCTTTTGGAATAAAAGTAGATACATTAGCATGTGGCGAATCACGTTGGTATAAGGAATTATCTGAAATAACCAATGGAGTTCATTTAAGATTTCAATCTGCTAGTAAAACACAAGATTTATTAGACGGATATGTTTATACAAGATCGGGTTCAACAGCAATGTTTGCTAAATCTATGGAAAGAGTAGAAAAATCTGGAGATGCTGAATTAATAGGAGTTTATAAACAATTAAAAACATTATAATATGAGTGCAAAAGTAAGAACTGGACAAATTTTTAGTGAAGTACAATTTTATACAGTAGTGAAAACTGCTGGTGATAAAGTACAATTAATAAATGCTAATAAAGAAAATATAGTTGTTGGACAAGATTATATAGATAAATGTTTGCAATCTGCAGATACGTATGGTAAAGAAGAAAAATTGAGTCAGACAGATATTATTAATATTATTATAGCTCATCCTAGAACTGCTTGTAGTATTTATTTCAAGAAACAGGATAAGGAAAAGACTAAGAAAGCCTATAATGAAGAAAAGGCTAAAAAGATTGAGCAAATTAAAAACGCTAAAGTATCTGAAGTAGAAGCTTTATTGTCTAATTTAATTGATAATCCTATTCTTAATATAATTCCAGGTGAAATGAGACTTATTAAAGGTTATCATAGTGGAACACAGGATGAAAGAGGTAGAATTAATTTTATTGACATGGAAGATACTACAATATCTGTACCTAAAGCTGTTGATCCTAGAACTGTTGAATACGTAATTATAAACAATACCAAATATTTATCAAAATAAAATATGGCAAAAGTATGTATGTTATTAGGACCATCGGGAGATGGTAAATCAACTTCATTAGTGGTTAATCCAAATGGAAAAGTGGACTTTGATAATTATCTAGGATTAGATCCTAATAGTACAGTAATATTTAATACAGACGGAAAGGATTTACCATTTCCTTATACTAAACTTGGTTGGATAGAAGGAGAAAACTTGTTCACATCAACTTATGATAAACCATTGACTGCTGAATTAATAGAAATCTATTTGGAGGCTATTAATAAAGGAACTAAAATTAAATGTGTCATAATTGATACAATTAATGGTTCAATGAATGATAAGGAGATGCTTGAGACAAAGAAAATGACGTTTGACAAATGGAGTGATTTAGCTAAAGATTATTACAGGTTAGTGGTTAAAGCAAACTCTATGAGGTCAGACTTAGTTATCTATATGTTTGGACATACTGTATTAACTACTCAACAAGATGGTAATGAATTACGTCATCTAGTTACTAATGGTAAGAAATTGGAGAAGATACATTTAGAAACTAAAGTACCGATTGTTCTACATACAGAAGTAGAATTAGGACAAGGTGGTGATAATACATTCAAATTTGAGACTCAAAAGAATAGAAGTTCTGGTAAGAGTCCAATAGGAATGTTTGATAGTTTTCTAATACCGAATTCACTGAAATTGGTAGATGACACAATCCGTAAATATTATGGAATCTAAGAATCTTAAAGTACCATTATTTATAATGTTTGATCATGGTTGGTCAGTTAATAATTTAAAAGACTGTCCATCATTTGATATATTTGAATCGTTAATAAAATGGTTAAGAGATAATGGTTATAAAAAATCTGATTTGTTTATAGACAACTTTGGCGTTGGACTAGAAATAATAAATAAATATTTAACTTAAATTGAATAAAATGTTAACAGGAAGAAGTATTGAGTTTGGAATTCCTAAAAAAGGAAAAGTTGAAAAAGTTGATCCATATGCTGATTTAGCATTATTGATCATGCAAAAGGCACCTGAAACTAAAGGTGGAACTTACAAGTTTAAATTAACAAAAAGAGCTTGTGAGTTGTTGGATGTTGCTAAGGAAAATGGAGATGATCTTAAATGTGTATCATTCTCGTTTCCTAAAGAAGGTGGAATATTACTAGCTAATACCACCAGTATTATAGGATCTATCGATCCCAAAAGTGCATACGGTGTAAGTATGCAAGGAGTATTCTCTAATAGAAATACTTACTTATTTATTGCTAAAACTCTTGAATTAGACAATAGCGAGGATGTGTTATTTGGTTTGGAATTTGACCGCACTGATGAAAATATACAAGATTTTCCAGTTGCAACTTTGAAAAGATTTGTGTTGAATGGTGTAGTAGGAAATGATGGCTGTAATAGCGGTAGTGGTGATATAACCGATACAGCTAATGAAATTTAATTGATGAATATTCTTGAAAAAATAAATAATAATTAATAAATTTACAATTTAAAACAAACAATTTATGGCAATTAAAGGTAACAACAGTAGTACAGCGGTAGTAACAGATGTTAAACAGTATACAGGATTAGTTTTAGCACAAGTTAAAGCAATCTGTCCTACAATGGAAGAACTTAATAAGTTAGGTTTGAAAACTGAAAAGGAACCGGTATATGTATCAATAGATGAGGCAGGAATAAATAAAGTAAGAATAGATTTCTATGTAAAAGTTGATCAAATCGACAGATTACAAAAGATAGCTTTCTTTTTAGAAGAAGGTGCAATGATAGGTAAAACTAGTGGCAAACATCAAATGATTGATATTACTGGTAAAACTACCTATATAGATCCTTCTAATCCTGACTACAAAGATTGGTTTAAAAGTGAAACTGCAAGACCTTGTTTAAAAGGTGAAGAAGATTTAACTAATTTCTTAATTGCATGGTTAAATATTAAACCAGGTGATGAAGCTAGATTAAATAATTCTGGTGCTTTAGTTAAAGGAAACTTTACAGAATTAAAAGATGTATTCAAAGCATTTGTTAATAATAAGGTTCGCGTGATGTTAACAGTTAAGCATATGGATGATGGTAAAAACTATCAGAATATTTACAATAGATATTTTGACAGAGCTACCAACACATCATTTACATATTGGACAAAACATGTTAATGATCAGGCAAATTCAGGTTACCCATTAAAAGATTCATATTCTTTAGAGTTTAAAGAGTGGAAAGCTGTATTACCATCATCAGATGTTGACACTTCAGCACCAGAGAAACTAAAGTTTTAGTATTAATTGGTAGGTATTACCAGTTAATACCTACCTGTTTTTAAATCCAAATCATATGTTTTTTGTACGACCTAATCTAACAGCGGAAGAAATAGAGAAACGTAAGGATGACTATACATTATTCAAATACTATTGTGATAATTTTGATAAAGAAGATGTAAAATTTAAGGCAGACTTAAGAAAGGATAACAATCCATCTGCAATAATTACACGCCACAATGGTAGATTATGGTATAACGATTTTGGTAATCCTATGCAAAGTAAACCATATAACATTTATCAGTTTATAATGCAAAAATATAGTCTCAAATTTGACCAATGCTTAAATAAAATAAATTCAGATTTTAATCTGGGACTTGGATTTAAGTCCACAACACAAATTGCACCAGTTGTAAATGATGTTGTATTAAAGTCGGATGTTACATATGAAAATAAGGATTCTGTATTAACTGAAATTAAAGTAAGAAAGATAGACTTGACTAAACGACATGTACAATTTTGGAGTCAGTATGATATACCAAATAAAGATGTTGTAGACAGTTTAAATTTATTTAAAATATTTCCTATCAGTCATTTCTGGATAAACAATGAGAAAGCTAATAAAATGTATGTCGTGAATGATATTGCATTTGATTACGATTATCATTGGCATCTAGGAATATTCTTAAGAAAGATTTATCTTCCTAAGAAGACCGGTAGTGAATTTTATACAAATTCAAATAAACTTATTACACAAGGATATGAACAACTTCCTGATAAAGGAGAGTTGTTGTTTATAACATCTTCTATGAAAGATATAGTAATATTAAAGCATAATGGATTTTATGCTATTGCTCCCTCAAATGAAAATACTTTTGTACAACCGCATATCTTTGAAGATGTAAAAAATAGATTTAAGAATATTGTATTATTTTATGATAATGATTTTACAAAGGAACAAAATTGGGGAAAGATGTTTGCTGAGAAATATTCTCAGTTACATAATATCCCTCATATAATGCTTCCAGATAATACAGAAAAGGATCCAAGTGATTTTGCTAAAACATTTGGTAAAAAAGAATTAAAATTAGTAATTAAACAACAATTACATAATGTCGGAATCTATTAAAAGTTCTCTTAAAAGGTTTATACTATGTTACAAAAAGAATGTTGATGGAGAATTTAAAATACAGCCACCAATTATTTTGACTGCTACAGATGAAACTATAGCTACTGCTAAACTTAGTACTAAATTTAGTATTCCTAACTCTTTTATACATAGAGTTAGTGAAAAGGAAGGAATTATATATTGTAATAGGGTATATAATCCTAGATTTGAAGGTGAATTCAAAACGGAAGTATATGAGGAAACTCACTAGTACTTATAGCGTAATCATTCCACAATTCATCACACACATTGCAAAGACAGATAATAAGAAAGCTCCCAACAAATTCATTAAAATTAATAATCAACTAATTTACAATTCAAATCTTAATAGGTTTGCTCGTAACGTAGTTGTTAATAATTTACATGAATATCTAATTGACAATATCAATAAACATATAATTTGTAAATTTGATGATCCACCTTACCAAATTTCTCTTGACATATATGTTCCCATTAACTATGGGGATGTAGCAAGAAGGAATCTAAAAGATAAGGGATGGACTATTTGTTGGAAGGAACCGGATGAAAACTATAAGGCTACCTGGGATATAGGTAATCTTGGTGAGCTATGGTTAAAAACCTTTGAAGATGCTTTACAATTAAGTGGTGTCTTGCCAAATGATAGTGTTGACTTCGTTAAGTCACATGGGCCTATTACATTTTATCCTATTAATCATATAGACGATAGGTTATTAGAATTTAAAATTAAAACAGTTTAATAAATAAGGTAAAAATGCATAATATATATAAAATATTAGAGAAAGTATATACTAATGATTCATTACGAAAAACTATTGTTCCTTTATTTATAGGTAATCCAGGAGTAGGTAAAACTGTAGTAATAGAGCAATTCGCTGAGGATAAAGGAGTTAAAATAGTAGAATTAATAACTTCTCAAATGTCTCCATTTGAAATATCAGGTATTGCTATGCCTGACAAAGATAGTAAAAAGATGACATACTTTAATTTTGATAAATTGGAGAATTTAGAGGATGGAGACATATTATTTTTTGATGAACTATTAAATGGAAACCCTGTAGTGTTAAATGCATGTTTAACAATACTTGAACAGAGAAGATTTATTTCTGGTAAACCTTTACCTAACATAATGATTGTTGCTGCAGCTAATCCTCAAGGAATGGCTCCATTAACACCTCAAATTAAGGAGAGGTTTGTGTGGTATAATGTAACATTTAATGACGCGATGTGGGTTAAATATATGTTTAAAAAATACTCATTAGTACTACCTATAACGCGTAAATTAATGACTCTTATAAAGGCAGAGGACTTTACTACAAACAATTTTTGTACTCCAAGAAGTATAGATAAAGCTGTGAACATGATAATTAATGATGTTCCTACTCCTTATGAGCCAGTAGTTAAACCTATTTTAGAAACATTGGTTGAGAATAAGAGTAAGAATGAAGTTAAATTAGAAGGGGATAGCAAAATGGCTCCTAATGAACAAATGTCTTGGCTACAATTAATTAGAATAAAAATGAAAAACGATGAAGTTACTAACAAGTAAAAAGTTTAAACTCCCTACTCTCTATTTTATTACAGATAGAGAAGATATTAAGAAGTTACCTATTGGGGTACCTTTTATATATGGGGATGAACATCTAGAACCTCAAATAATACAAATATTGGAATTTGAGATTTTATATGAAAAGGCACGCTCAAGTGGTCTACCTTTTAATTTTAAGAGAATCTTATTTGATGCTGGATATAGAGATTTACAAGACTTTTGGTGGAATCATACTGTGTATATTGACTATGCTACTGAAGAAGGTAGTGAAAGTTCATATTTCACACAAGATAAAGTTATTGGAAAAGACAAATCTTTATTTAGACAATTTATAAGAGACTCTGCAGTTTATGTAGATATTAGAAAGATTAAGAATCTTAATATCTTCCCGTTATGGTTAGACAAGATTGAAGATGCTATACGTACAAACATTCATAATTTTGCTGTATACAATGTAAATATGTACAACAAGAAGTTAGAAGGTATGTATGGTGCATTAGAATTAGTTGCACCAGATAGAAATCTTATAATTATTGATATCTCTGGAAGTATACCTAAAGCTGTATCTTCCACTTGCTTAGCATTAAGTAAAAGTTTAGCAGAAACTTTTTATGCTGATTTACTGATAACAGGAAGTAAATCTACATTATATGCTTATGAAAATTTGCAAAAATTAAATGTAGATACTATTTACTCAGAAAATGAAATGGATAATGACCAAGTTTACTTTATGAAGTTATTAACCAGTGACATAAAGAGTTATAAAACAGCTATAGTATTTGGAGATAATCATCATCCAGGAAGTAAATGGAATAATCTTTACAATAAAGGCACTAGAAATATTAGTGATGCAGATGGTAAAAAGATGTGTAAATGGAAGATAGATAAAGTAATATCTTTTCATACAAAATCTAATGAAATAATAGCTGGTTATGCCCGTTGGTTTGATGTTGAGAAAAGAAATGTAGAACACATTAAAGATTGGGTAAAATACTTAAATCATTAACAATGAATGAATTATTATGGTGGGGATATAAACATGTTTCTGGGACTTATCAAGCAAAAAGGTATTTTGACAAACAAGATACAGATGAAGCCGAGCAAAGTCCTTTTGTAGAATAAGTAGTTTACCCCTTCAAAGCTGAATCAAGAGATGAAGCGTTAGAATATATTAAAAAGCAAACAAATTAATAATTAAATTAAATTAAAATTATGAAAAAAACATTTGTAAAAAAAGGACAATTAGTATTAGTTAATGGCGGTTATTTAACGACAGGAAAAGAGGAAACTCCAGTATTTAATGAAGACTTCTTTTTAGCACAAAAAGCTGCTCAGTGGGTAGTAACTTTCGCTGCAAAAGCTAAAGGTAAGGACTTCAATGGTAAAATGCCAGATTCTATTGAAGATGTTAGAAATGAAGTTGAAGATATTTTATCAAAATCGGATACTCAGTATGTGAAAATGCCTAAAGCAGTAAAACTTGAATTACATGATAAATTACAAGCTGAAGCATTAGCTTTTATCAAACATGATGATGAAGTTTCAAAGACTGAGAAGATTAATGCATTCTTACAACAATTCAATGTTATTCAAGAATTTGAAGATTTTGGATTATATTTTGAAGAAGATATTTGCAAACTTAGTAATATCTATACAATTAAAGAAATTGTAGATGCTGTTACATTAGTAGTTGATATTATAGAATAAATCGTGAGTAAATTTGTAAAAGTACCACTATCTGTTTATATTGATTTAGAAACAGATAGTAGGGAATTAGCAGAATTAGAATCATGGGGAGTTGATAATTGGTCTGGATATGAAGAGTGTTCTTCAAGAGAAGACTTAGAAATTACAGAAGACAAAATTTCCTATGAAATAATTGAAGAATAATTATTATTAATTTTAATATAAAGGGCAGATAGAAAATATCTGCTCTTTTTTTACTTAAATTATGGAAGAACACGTAAAATATATAATAGAATATTTAAAAAAGCAACCTATTAAAGGATGTATTACTGGAAGTTGCCTCTTAGGATACTTTGAAGGTCAAGATGTAGACTTATTTGTCTATGACGAAAAATCACTTAATAAAATACTATTCAATTTACATTATAATAAGGATTTCCTCATTTTGGATCCTTTAGAACAATGGAAATTAGATCAATTCTTAAATAAGGAGTATGGTAATAAAACTTCTTTTGGAATTACAACTCTTAAATTTGTTTATAATACATGTATTCCAGTTAATATAACCTTCAAAAAAGGTTGTAGTAATATATTTTCAGTATTATCATCTTTTGACTTAGATATAATATGTAGAGGATATGATATACAAACTAGACAGTATTTGGATTTGTCGGAGAACCTTCCTGACAAACACGCTACCTGGAACAAATGGAATACTAATTTCTATGATCCAGAATTATGGCAAATCAGTAGAATTTTAAAACAATTACAAAGAGTAATTAAGTATTACAAAAGAGGCTATAATACTGATGCAGTGTGTGTTAAATATATAGAGTTAATAGATGAAGTACAAAAGTTTCAGAATATTTTTAACTCTGACAATTTTAGTGAGAAACTGAAGATTAGGAAAAGTAACACTAAAATTGTTAAAGACATCTGTCAAATCTGGTTGAAAACACATGAGATATCAGAGGCACAATTGGAATTATTAAATGAAAAAATTAAAGAAATATAATATGACATTAACAATAGATCAACTTTTGCAGGCACTGCAAAATCCAGAGAAATCCGCTTCATTAGAGAATAGTAAAGATACTTGGGCTAGAATAGGAAGTAAAAACGACTTTGCAGAACTTGGACTAGAAAGAAGTGAATTAGATCAATTCTTAGCAGAATGGATCTCGGAAAATCCTTATAATAATCTGTAAATCAATATATTATGACAAAAGCAATAATAAATAAAGTAAAAAGATTCATAAAAGATAATGATCTAAAATTTGAAGGAGTGGGTAGTGAATTAAACAGTAATTGTGCTATATTAGCAGGATTTATGTGTTATATTCTTACAGAGAATGATATGGAATATGTTGATGAAGGCTATAAAATTACAAGTGCATTAGATCTTTCCGCAAATGCTAGTAAAGAACTTAAGAATGTATTTTACTACGCATTTTATAATAATTATAAAGAGTTTTGGACAACAGATGATGCAAGTAAACAATACGTTTTCTAATTATGAGAAGCTTTTTATTAAAGAATAACGAGCCTATTATTAAATGGGGACTTTTAACGGATGGAACTATGTACCATGGGAAAATACCAGAAGGTTATGATCTAGCCGTTAATCCCCATCGTCCTTATATAATAGTTGATGTTGATAGACATGGTAAAAAAGATGGATTTCTAAATATACCAGAACATTTAAAAGATGAATTAGATTCTACTTTTAATTATCCTACAAAACATAATGGCAGACATTACTGGTTTTATTATACTGGAGATAAGTTCCTGATAAATAAAGCTAGTAACCTGGGTATAGATTTGAGAACTGGAAATAAAAGGTATAATGCTAAGGAATGGACTAATGGAGGATATGTAAAGTGGCATCCTAGAAACAATATGAATATCATAGATGTTCTGGATCAAGTAAAACGTTCTTCTCCAGAATTAAATAAATGGTTAGAAGAATTATTTTGTAGTAAAATTAAGAAAGGTAAAAAAATTCATGAATAAATTAGCAATAATAGATGGTGATGGGTTAATATATCAATCATCAAAGGAATCTCTCATGGAATCAATAGATATTCTGGATGCAAAAATTCAGAATATCTTTGACCAAACTCAAGCAACACACTATGTAATTTTCATCTCATTTACACCCTATTTTAGACACTCTATTGACCCCAATTATAAGATTGGTAGAAATAAGTATCCTCAACCTTTAAAGTGGTTAAAGAGCTTAAAATCGTACTTAATCGAAGAATATGGTGCTCAGTCTATGAAAAATGTAGAAGCCGATGATTTATGTGCGTATTGGATAAGTAAAAATCTAGATTTTGATTTACCAATTGATTCATCTGAAGAAACAATAAGTAAAATTATTGAATTAACAGATCAAGAAAGATTTCAAGAAGCTTTTAAATTAGGATTATCTAGTAGTATTACAAAAGTTATTATAGAAAAAATATTATGTAGTCCAGATAAAGATTTATTACAATCTATTCCAGGCAGGCATTTTAATTATACTTATAAATTAGAAGATAAGACTAATCCTGAAAGTGTAATTAAAGGTTGGTGGGTTGAAAATAATAGTGAAAACTCTTATGTAACTTTCTGGAAATCAATGATTTGTGGGGATGCAACTGATGGAATCAAAGGTATTGAAGGAAGAGGAATTTCATTTGCAGACAAATTATATGATTCTTTAGACAAAAAAGATGTATTTAGGACTATTATTTTAAATGAATATTGTTTAAAATACGGTCAATCTCAAGGTATATTTGAATTCCAAAAGAATTATAGATTACTTCGTTTGTTAAATTGCGATCAAGATTTTATAAGAGAAATTGGTAAGTTACCAGAATTTCCAGCAATTAAAGAAATTGAAAGGGAACGAGGAATAACTATTGTTGAGGTTCCTAACAAATTTTAATATATGATAGTTGAATTAAAAGAAGACAAAATAATAGATTTATCAATACATAATGGAAGAGTATTTCTTTTAACAACTGAACCATCTCAAGTAAAGATTAGCAAGATTTTAGACATAATTACAGAATTAGAATTTACAACAAATTTCTTTATAAAGCAAGGGGACGTATTTCCTTTAATATCAGAATGTGACACGAAAACAGTATTCAGAATTAAAACTATTAATCTAGTTTCGGAATCAAAGAAAGAGTTAATTTTTAGTATTTCGTGTGACAGAATCAATAAAACATCTCATTGGATATTACCTTTTATAGGAAAGAATGAAGGTTATTTCGGGTATGATACCGTTATGATTAATTCCTATATTAGGACTAATATTCCAGAACTGTCTATGTACAACAACAATGGGTACGTGTTTGTGAGATATAGATATTTAAAGGATTACGCTCCCTTCTTTACAAATTTGAGGGAAAGTACTAACTTTGTAGAATTAGATAGATATTTCAATAATTTTGAATATTTATATGTGTTTAAAATTCCTGATATATTTCTTGAAGATACTCAGTTAATAATAGACGGAGATTATTCTATTATATCTAGTAAGTCTAAACAAAAGATTCTATCATTTCATAATTTAGACAGAACCGGTAAAACTTTTAATATTCTTTATAAAACTAAAGAGTATGAAGAAGAATTGCGAATGGATTTGAAAATTAATTGTGATATGATGGAATTAGAATCAAAATTTAATATAAACTCTGAAACGTTAAATAAATGAATTTGCAGCAAACATTCGGAAGTTGGTACGAACCCCTGAAGGAATTCCTAAATTCTCAACAAATGTATGAGATTTCAAAACAACTCATGCAGGAGAGAAATGAATATATGGTTATTCCTCCAGAAGGTTCAGAACTGTTCTTTAAAGTATTTCAGGTTACAGACTATAACTCATTGAAGGTCATAGTGTTAGCTCAGGACCCATACTCTAATCCTGTAAATGCTTATGATGGATTAGCATTCAGTAACTCAACATTACATAAAGCTCAACCATCTTTATCCAATATACTTGAAGAAGTGGAAGATGATATATATGATGGATTTGCATTGGAAAGAGTTGCTAATATTAGTCTATTTGGATGGGCGGAACAAGGAGTTTTACTTCTTAATACTGCATTATCTGTAAGATGGAATCAACCTGAATCACATCTTCATATATGGCAACCCTTCACTAAAGCAGTAGTTGAAGCTATTAACAAGAAGAATGATATTGTATGGATGTTATGGGGCAATAAAGCAGCTAATTATAAGAAGTTAATAACCAATCCTTCTCATGCTATTATTGCTGTCGGGCACCCGAGTCCTCTCAACACTGCTAATCCTTTCAAGGGTTGCAAATGTTTTAGTAAGTGTAACTTTGAATTACAAATTAGAAATAAGGAAATTGTGGTATGGTAGTAAAGACAGCAGACCAATTTAATACTAAGTATAAGGATTACTTAGATGGTAGACATTATGGATGTGCTATTACAAATGAAAAGGCTATTGCTTATTTAGACAGTAAATTTCAGGAATTTATCAAAGTTCCTGGATTTAAGTTCCAGCAAATAAAATCAAAATTTCACTATTATTGCTTTTATTGTGACGAACTGTCAGATGATGCTGTAGTTGAAGTTGAACAAGAATTAAAACGAATTATTGATGAAGACAATCAAAACAGCAAAACAAATATTTGATGAAGAACTATCTGGTGAACCATTAACTGAAGATAGTGTTATTGAAGTTATTAAATTTGCTCAGAAAGATGCCATTAGAAAAACTGTTAAAGAGTGTGCTGAAAATGCTTATTGTGATATGATACACCCGCCGGATGAGGATTATCCAGAATTAGAAGAATCTGAATATATGGTAGTGAAATCTTCAATTCTCTCAGTAGCAGATAAATTAATTAAAGAATTATAATATACAAACGTATCCCAAGAAAGAAAAAGAAGTTACTAAAGAAAATGTACAAACATAGATATGGATGCGACTAGTTAAAATGTAATAATATTATACTTGAATACTATTGGTTTTTTGCAAATCCAAATAAATGGAGTATGAATAAAAATATTAGTAATAGAATTAAAAAATATGAAAAGAATAATTATACTAATTAGCATAATGCTTCTTAGCATAATTGGCTTTAGTCAGAACTACATTAACCAGGATAAAGAATCTATTATCTTGGTTAAAGGTAGTCCTGATTTTAAAGTTGATATAACTGAGGAAGTATATTATATTGCTTATAAAGCAAATGAAACTAAATATGAGCTTTATTATTTTGATAAATCTAAAGTATGTTATATATATGCAGTAATAGACGACTACAGATATTTAACAGCAGATGTTAAAGATTTAAATGATAACTTTATAAAGCTTAATGAAACAACTTGGGAATATTATATGAAAGATGGTAGATGTGTTGCTAAACTAACATATTTTAAATCCGGATTTTCAATATTATTTACAATGTTATATGAAAATAAAGTAAATGAATCTATTAAAACCACATTATAAGAATGGGATTAGAATTAGATGAAAGAGCTTGTGCAAGTTGGTTACCAAATGTACAAAAAAGAGAGTTAAAAGAAGTGGTAGAAGTTGATCCAGTAGAACTAGCTAATCAAATTAAATGGTTAACTGCCGAGATTAAATTTAAGTCTAACCAGATTAAACAGAAGTTAGAAATACTGTATCAACTTAAGCCAACTAAAGAAGTCTATGATAGATTAGTTTCTTTAGAATTACTGTGTAATAATTAAATTTATGTATGAGATTGAAGAATTGATTAAGGAAGAAAAAGACTTATTAGATAAACTTTCACAAAACAGAAGTTTACAGGAGGGGTACAATACTATTTTATTTTGTCAAAAATATGGAATAAGAATAGGAGACACTATTAGCTTTAAAGAGAGAAATAAACTTGTTATTGGAGTAATTGATCATTTTAAGTATTCAGGAGTAACTGTATCTTATCCAATTGTACGATTATTTAATCAAGATGGAAAAGTTGGTAAAAGAGAAGCACGTTGCTGGTATTCAAGTTTAGAAACAATAAAAGTAATTCCTAATACAACAAATTTATGAAAACATTATATAAGTTAGATACTAAAGGAAAATGCAGAATCTTACAAATAATTACAGAAGGTTCTAAAATTGTACAAGTTTCTGGATTATTGGATGGTGCAAAAACTACTAATTATAGTGAATGTGTAGGCAAGAATATAGGTAGAAGTAATGAAACAACTCCTGAACAACAAGCTATATTAGAAGCTGAAAGCAAAATTACAGAGAGACTTAAGGAAGGATATTTTGAAACATTAGAAGAGGCTCAAGGTGGTGATGTAATTTTACCAATGTTAGCATTAGATATTAAGAAATTGAATGGTGATATAGATTGGACTAATTGTTATGTTCAAAGGAAATATGACGGTCAAAGAGTTCTTGCCATAAAAAAGAACGGAAAAGTTAAACTTTTATCCAGAAGTGGTAGAGAAATAGTTACTTTACAACATATAGTTGAACAACTGGAAGAATTAGATATACCAGATAATATTTATGACGGAGAAGCCTTTAATTTGGAAGTAGGCTCTTTCCAAGAACAAATGAAAAGTATTAAGAAATATACTAAAGGATTAACTGAAAAAGTTGATTATAACATATATGATATTATTTTAGATAAGCCTTTCAGAGAACGCTTTCAAATTTTAAAAACTATTTTTAATGAGAACGTGTAGTATCTTAAATTGCAACAAAAAACATTTGGCAAAAGGATACTGTTCTACCCATTATAGCAATTTTAAAAGAACTGGGGATCCTTTATTTAAATCAAATTTGTGGCATAATATGTTTGGAACTCCAGAATATAGAGCTTGGGCTCATATGTTAGAAAGATGTAATAATCCTAAATGTAATAGATATAAATCACATGGTGGTAGAGGAATTACTGTATGTGATGAATGGAAAGACTTTAAGATTTTCTATAAAGAAATGGGTAATAAACCAAAAGGTAAGTATTCTTTAGATAGAATAAACAACAATGGTAACTATGAAAGCTCTAATTGTAGATGGGCCACGGATTCTCAACAAGCTGTTAATAAAAGAGTGTCTAAAAATAATACATCTGGATATAAAGGAGTTTATCTTTATGATAATAAATGGGAAGTTTGGATATTTTTGAATAAAAAGAGAATCTATGTTGGAAAATACAAAGATATCAATGATGCAATTAATGCT